CCCCAATATCTTTTAGTATTATATCTAATCATATGATTATGTTAACCAAGGGAATGGTAATCTTTTTTTTGATTTACTCATTTTATTTGCAATTGAGTTGTCAACATATGATTTAACTCTTAATAAATCAGGATGAGATTCAATCCACGATATTACGTTTGATTCTGTAAGAGCGGAATATTCAATGAAATTTTCTTCATCAACTTGGGTATACTTGGTAACAGCGTTGAATTCACTTTCAACCCCAATTTCATTGACACCTTTGTAATTCCACGATATTCTAGTCACAAAATTTGTGTATCCGCTGATTTCTGAGATCACAATCATGTCTTTAATTTCCATTGTATAAGTGTTCATAATCTATATTTTAATTTTTATTTATATATAAATAGTTCGTTATAAAAAAAATGAGGCGGCGAATTTTTATTAACGCCGCCCTAATTATGAAAGACCGAATTTATATTAACGATCTTCTCTTATGAGGCGGTCAATTCATATTAAGACCACCCTTTACTAATCTAAATATCAGGTTACCACCATAATTGTCTACTACAATTTTATAGTTTGGTATCGTATTAACTTTGTTTGTATCTACATCAAGTATTCCAAGGTAAACCTCTAAATTATTTGGTTTGATTTGTCTTGACTTGACGTTATTACCTAAATTAGTTGTGAATATTTTTTCTAAGTTATTTATCATCAAAGTTATAACATTGGTTTCAACATAACCGAAACCACCGCGAGGTTCTGCCAAAACAATATCCTCAACAAATAAATCATAAGAATCAAGTTTTTTGTAATATACAATCAAACAAAGTTTTTTATTTGTAATGGTTGATCCTACAAACTCAAAAATATTATTTGAAGAATTATCTGAAGGAATCAAATTTGTTCCGTCATATAAATAAGACGATGGAACATCAAAAAATATTTGTGTTAGATTTAGTGGATATATGAATGGTCTAAAAGAATGTCCCTTATAAATCGCATCAACAGAGATTTTATCAATAACTGTTTCTTCTGTCAATAACATTTGATAAACATCCCAACCGGTGAATCCTGTCCCCCCTTGGTTGAATGTTGTGTCATAAGTTCCATCGCTATTTAACCTAGCGATTCTATTGGGAAAATAAGATCCGGTTTCATCATCATAAGAATAAAAACCACCAACAACCAAAATTTTTCCATCATTTTGTATTTTTATATCTCTAACCCAACCACCGGCAAAACCATATACTCCGATTCCGTCTAAAAATGAAGTATCAAAACTACCATCTGAATTTAATCTTGCAATCTTTGCACATTCATAAGGGCCCGAAGTGTATAAATTGAAAACTCCTCCGACTAATATTTTTCCATCAGATTGAATCGCAAATGCGTCAACAGAATCATCAAATCCAAAACCAATTGTTCCGAAAGATGTGTCAAAATCTCCGTTAGTATTTAATCTACATATGTGGGACATGTTGTTTGTTGCGGCACTATTGGAATACTGTGAGAAATCACCACCAACTAATACTTTACCATTACTTTGTATAGATACCACACGAACAATATTATTAAATCCATAGTTATCTCCAACAAAACTCAAATCCGCAGTCCCATCTGTATTTAACCTTATCAAATATGTTGTGTTCCAATTTCCATTAATATCGTTGTATATATTAAATGCGCCACCACATATTATTTTACCATCCGATTGAATTGCTATTGTATTGACATAGTCATCAAAATCATTACCACCACTATTAAATGTTGTATCAAAAGTTCCGTCAGAGTTTAATCTTGCAATGTTATTGCAGGAATAAGATCCTGTATTATCAGTATATGTACTAAACACACCACCAACGATTATCTTATCGTCTGATTGAACAGCAACCGCATATACTGGATTATTAAACCCATATCCAATTCCATTAACGAACGATGTATCGTAAGTTCCATCAGTATTCAATCTCATGATATTATTCATATAATATGTTGAGGTACTTTCATCATATTCGGAGAAAGCCCCACCAACAATTATTTTCCCATTACTTTGTTTGTCAATACATTGACCTAAATTGTCACTCCCGAAACCGCCACTATTGAAATTTTGGTCAAATAATCCTTCTCCGGAAAGTGAATTTACTCCAAATTGGAGATACGTCCCACTACTATCTCCATAGTATGAGAATTCTCCGGAGTTGTAAATTTTTCTAACAAAAGAACTTCCGGTAAATTGATAATTTTCAGACAATTGCTCCATTTTCACATCTGTGGACTGAAGAAGGAAATTAAACTCGGTTTGACCGGTCAACACAGAATTATAAAATTCAGATTTGTTAAAATTTTTTATATTTTGCCATGCAGAACTGTTCAACTTGACATTTGGGTTATTAAGAACCAATCTGTTATCAAATAGATCATCTATGAAAGAATTACATAAATTTTGATCCGGATCACCTGAAATTTTAACGTTGAGAGAATAGTTTTCATTAATTCCTGGTATAACTTGGATATAACTTCCGAATTCTCTTGTGTTTCTATTTATGTATTTTAATTCATTGTCATGACCAACACTATAATTAAGGTCGTTGAGTTGTGTATCTGCTTCAGCAGACGAAGAATAAAAAATATAACCAAATTGACCCGACGGATATATTTTGTATGTGTCTATCAATTGTAGAAAATAAGGTGATGGATAAACATCTGTATTTGAGTTGGCCGAAAACACCAAAGGAGATCCACTTACGTTGTCATAAAAAATATCACCATAAAAGTTATTCAACTTTTGTAAATTTACGTTTGTAAAATTATATCTATTAGTTGGAACTATGAATTTGGTATAAAAATTTTGTAAGGTTTCTACATATACTGAATTATTAACAACATTTCTCACATCGGTATCCCAAGAACCCACATTTATTACTGTTTGAGCAAAACCTGACAATGTTCCGTAAAAACCGGATGTGTTAACAATATCATGAATCTTCTTAGGTATATCCTCTGAAGTTAGAGGATCATACCAAATGTCAGAAGGAGCGTTAAAATTACTTGTAATTGTATTATCGTCTAACCAAGAAAAGTCAGGGTATTCTGTTTTCCTAACAAATTCAGTTACACCGAGATAGGATCTGGTTGAATTTAATTTCCTCGGATGTAAAGAATTAAAAAGAGGATTTACTAATTTAAGTTGTTTAATTTCGTTAAAATTTTTATCCAAAAAAACCCATAATTCACAGTAAAAGTTTACATTAACATCAACATATGTGTCAACAATATAATCAACCATGTCATCAATCGTAGTTCCTGTAATGATATTAGGTGCAATACCCCTAGAAAACAAAATCTTTTTTCTCTCAACACCATCATTCACGGTAAAATAATAATCAAGAAAACTTCCGGTATATTGATTTGGTGATGTAAAAATACGTTTTGTTTGATTGTTTAACGATTGATTTAATATTGAGCTAACAAAAGGGTTCGTACTGTTATTAACATTTCTATTACCTAGATATAGTTTTTTCAGAACAATTTTTTTACTCGGTTCAACATCAGGTAAATTCAAATATGTTGTGGCCGATATTGTATTAGCGGTTAATCCACTCTGAAATATGGTGTCACCACTTACGGTCCCTCCACTTAAAGGAAGGTAGTTTTCGCTTAATCCGGATAAAACCCATTCCTTAACTTGTGATAAGGGTGTGTTAGATGTTGTTCCAGTTTCAATTTGATAATTAACAAAAACAAGTATATCAGATTCAGTATAACCCGTATTACCCACTGAGGGTAGCTGTGATATTGGTAAATTTGGCATCATTTTATAAATATTTCATTTATTCAATTATATTATGATATTATTCTGGTCCTCTTGGAGGATATAGAATAGATTTTCCTGTTGTAAAAAACCTTCCTCTAATGTTGTTGGTGTAGGTGTTGGAGTTTGAGTCGGAGTTTCTGTGTTGGTTGGAGTGTTAGTTGGTGTTTCTGTTGGAGTTTGAGTAGAAGTCGGAGTTTCGGTAGATGTGGTTGTGTTAGTAGGAGTATTGGTTGGAGTTTCAGTATTAGTTGGTGTATTTGTTGGAGTTTCGCTTGAGGTTTGGGTATTAGTAGGAGTGTTAGATGGTGTTTGTGTGTTGGTTGGAGTATTAGTTGGTGTTTGTGTGTTGGTTGGAGTATTAGTTGGTGTCTCTGTCGGAGTTGCAGTATTAGATGGAGTATTGGAAGGTGTTGGGGTATTTGTTCTTGTGTTAGTTGGTGTTTGAGTATTTGTCGGAGTATTTGATGGAGTTTGTGTGTTCGTTGCGGTATTGGATGGTGTTTGTGTATTACTTGCGGTGTTTGTTGGTGTTGGAGTTGGTGTTACACTACTTGGTGTGTTAGTTGGAGTTGGAGTCGGAGTCACACCACTTGGTGTATTGGAAGGAGTATTTGATGGTGTTCTTGTGTTAGTTGGAGTTGGAGTTGAAGTAGGACATCCGTAATCAACTAAACATGTTGCGCAACTACTATAAGCGGAATTTATAATATCAAACGCAATAACAAGATTGTTTTGAATAATTCTATAACATTTGTTATTGAATACAACTGTATTTCCAATAATTGCAAGATCACTTCTTACCTTCAAGATTTCCTGATCTGTAACATCACAACAATATTCGGCAACGCAATTCAAATAGGATGGACTATTTGTTGGTGTGACGGTTGGTGTTTGATTTGTTGGAGTATGTGAAGGTGTTGGTGTAGGTGTCGCTAAAGTTGGAGTATTACTTGATGTTGGAGTTGGTGTTGCTTGAGTTGGTGTCTGACTTGGTGTTCTAGTCGGAGTTCTTGTTGGTGTTGGAGTTGGGCAAGGATTAACGGTTTCACAATCTAAACAATTATCATAGAATTGTGTCATAATATTGCTCGGAGTTCCTGAAATACCAACTTGAAGGATTTGGAAACAGAATCCGCCCAATAGACCGGTTCTACCAACAATTGCGTCAGGGATACTAACATATGCCGTTCTGAGGTCTGTTGGTTCACAACATGATTGGATCAGACAGGTATTTAGAGTTGGAGTTTCAGTTGGTGTTTGAGTATTTGTAGGTGTCGGTGTTGGAGTTACACTACTTGGAGTGTTAGTTGCCGTATTTGTTGGTGTTGAAGTATTAGTTGTCGTATTTGTTGGTGTTGGAGTTTGTGTAGGACAAATTCCTTCAATAGATGCATTTATTTCATAATCACCACTCACAGGAACCCAGAAGAAGAATTGACCATTAATTGGATAATCATCACCCGCATTATCCAAGTATCCATATACCGTTCCATCCAAGACATTAGAAGTTTCCCATCTATCGTTAGTTATAGACCAATAGACATAACCTATGACAGTTGTGCAATCAGATCCATATACCGCGTAGTAAACTTTTGTATTATGATATCCGGATGGTGAAATTGTGCAAGACCAACTTGAGAACTCATCAGATATTGTAAAGCATATTGCCGGAGGAGGTGTTGAGGTTGGTGTTTGAGTTGGGGTGTTTGAAGGTGTCTCCGTATTCGTTGGTGTTGTTGTTTCCGTGTTTGTAGGTGTAGGTGTCTCTGTGTTAGTTGGGGTTGGAGTTTCGGTAGGTGTTTCAGTTGAAGTTTCAGTATTAGTTGGTGTTGGTGTTTCCGTACTTGTTGGAGTTGTAGTGCTAGTTGGTGTGTTAGTAGGTGTTTCAGTACTTGTAGGTGTTTCGGTGGAAGTATTTGTTTGTGTTGGTGTATTAGTAGGTGTTTCAGTACTTGTAGGTGTTTGGGTGGAAGTATTTGTTTGTGTTGGTGTGTTAGTTGAGGTTTCAGTGTTAGTTGGCGTTTGAGTTTGAGTGTTTGTTGGCGTAACTGTTGGTGTTTGAGTAGGAGTTTTTGTCGGTGTTTGAGTGTTAGTTGGTGTAACCGTAGGGGTGGGAGTTGGGGTTTGAGTTGTTTGACAAGGTCTTATCTCATAATTTTCACAGTTATTTGCATCGACTATTTTTACCAATACTGCGGGAGCAAGGTCAAAGAAGCTCGGTAATTGAATCAAAACCGATGGAGGAACGGACCCCGTAATTGTATCAACTAATTCACAATATGAACCAGTGACATCACAAACGTAAACCTGAAATGGGGGGGTTCCAACTATGCTTGATATTTGTAAAAAGGCGGAGATAACTTATTTTTATAAATAAATAGTTGTAATAGAATTAAATTCAAGTGATTAATTAAAAACATAAACCCCCGATTTATTCGAGGGTTTCTTTATTAAGATATTTTTTGGAAGAACCACCTTGTTGGGGTTGAATTGGTTGCCGAAGGGAATGGAGTATTTGCACTTGGAGTTACCGCAAGTCCATAATAAGTAGGATCGGTTACATTTATCAAAAGTGTTCCATTCATTAATTGATCTGCAGATGTTTCAACTGACTTATAATCGTGAAGTAAAGTAACCAAAGACATTGTTCCTGCCGAGGTTGATGATGATGATAATTTGACTAAAACATCAATATTACCGAAAAGGTCAAACAAATGCACTTGACAAGATATTTGATATATTCCAGGAACTTTAATATAAACCCTAGCTCCCGTATCACCTAAAGTTCCAGATACAGATCCTGAATTAACTAATTCAAATACATCTGTATTATTGTTAAAAATTGTCGTATTAAAAGGCATATAGTTATCTGAAGCGTTTGTTAGATTACCATATCTATCACTCGCAGGGTAGTTACTTCCCGATCCGGTGTCTACCCAAGAAAATCCTGCGGCCGCAAAGAAATATTGTTTTTGAACTTTATAACTCGTGGTTTCACCTGAATCGTTTATTACCATCCAAGTGTTTTGTGTATTACCTGTGTAAGTAGGTAGTTGAGATATTTTTACGTTTGCCATAGTTTTTTTATTTTATAAATATATTGAGTTTATGATTTTTTACATTTAATCAAAAATAATTGGATCGTCATTTTGAGCGGTTATTGTATCTCCATTTTCGGCTGTCATATTTTCATTCGCGTCAGTTGGAGTTGGAGTTGGTGTTGGTGTTTCAGTAGGTGTTTCAGAACTTGTTGCGGTTGGTGTTGGTGTCTCTAATGGTAAATTAGATTCTGTTTGGGTTGGAGTTGGAGTGTTAGTTGGAGTTTCAGTTGGTGTCTCTGTGTTAGTTGGGGTCGGAGTTTCAGTTGGTGTCTCTGTGTTAGTTGGGGTTGGAGTTTCGGTAGGTGTTTCACTTGGAGTTTGAGTTGGTGTTTCAGTAGGTGTAGGTGTGCTTGTTTCTGTTTCAGTAGGTGTAGGTGTGCTTGTTTCTGTTTCAGTAGGTGTAGGTGTGCTTGTTTCTGTTTCAGTAGGGGTATTAGTTGGAGTTGGTGTGTTTGTTGGTGTATTAGTAGGGGTTTGACTCGGGCAGAAGTCCTGTTCTAATGATAAGAAATCACCATTTTCATATAGTATATTGTCATCATTTTCATTCGTTAATAATTGATCACAAATCGGAGTTGAAGTTACAGTTGGGGTGTTAGTCGGAGTTGGTGTCTCTGTTGGAGTTTCAGTCGGGGTTTCAGTATTTGTTGGTGTGTTTGTTTGACTTGCAACAGGGGTTTCAGTTGGTGTCTCTGTATTAGTCGGTGTTGGAGTTTCAGTTGGAGTTTCGGTATTAGTTGGGGTTGGTGTCTCGGTTGGGGTTTCAGTTGGAGTTTCGGTATTGGTAGGCGTCGGGGTTTCAGTTGGAGTTTCGGTATTAGTTGGGGTTGGTGTCTCGGTAGGGGTTTCACTTGGAGTATTGGTTGGTGTTTCTGTATTTGTAGGAGTGTTAGTTGGGGTTGGAGTTTCAGTTGGGGTGTTTGTTGGCGTTGAGCTAGGACATAGGTCTTGTTGTAAAGAAATGATATCACTACCTTCAGTCATTATATAAAGGTTATTTTCTGAAACAAGAAGTTCTTCACAAGTTATAATTGGAGGTGTTGCAGTTGGGGTTGGAGTTGCGGTTTCAGTTATTAATGGACTTTCAGTAGGGGTTACGGTATTGGTTGGTGTTGGTGTCGGTGTCGGTTGAATAACCTCAACGATACAAGTTTGGTTTATGGAAGAAAAATATAAATTATAAGTTCCGTAGGGATAGTTGTCATAATAATTAAAGGGTATTAACTTATTACCTATGGTTATAGTTCCACCTGTAGTTGGAGAAAAGGTTACGAACGCAGTTTGTCCGTTGTAGTTAGAACTTGATATGTAAACCCCTATTATCATTTTTATTTAATTATAAATATTATTTATGTTCATTTATTCCTCAAATCCCCATATTATGTTTGCCCACAAGAAATTAGTTCTACATTCTGTTGACAATACAGATAATTTAATTTGACTGAATGTTCCTTGGAACTCAATTACACCAAATCCTTCACATGCGGTTATAGTTCTATTAACCAAATTGAGTGTTAATGGTTGCTCGGCTGTATTATAACAATACGGGAAGTTTTGGAAGTTAGTGTCGGCACTAAAAGTTTGACATATTCCCGATTGACCCAAAGACCAAAAAGCGAGTAATGGATTTGTGACTGCGGGTGTGAATGTGAATGTCATCTCTATTGGTGATATAACCCTATAAGCATCCGTGGTTAAAGTGTTTGGTATTCCACAAACCAAGTAGTTTTGAAATTGTGGAACTTCAGTTCCTAAACCGGCAAATGTTATTCCGCTCGTGACACAATCAGGAACCAAACTACCACCTGAAGTTGTCATTTTAACAGATGATGTTCCTCTATTTGTTTGTAATGATCCGTCTATGTAATCTCCGGGATTCAAATATTCCCAAACAAATAAACTCGGAGGGACGCCTAAAAATTGATATTCGGCGTCACAATTTTCAATCAACGTGTATGTAAAGTCACAACTCAATGGAGTTGTTTGTGTTGGAGTTTGAGTTGGTGTTTCTGTGTTAGTTGGAGTATTGGTAGGTGTTGAGGTTTCTGTGTTAGTTGGAGTTGGAGTGTTAGTCGGAGTTTGTGTTTGAGTTTGAGTTGGTGTATTCGTTGGGGTTGAAGTTTCTGTGTTAGTTGGAGTTTGAGTGCTTGTATTTGTAGGGGTGGGAGTTTCTGTATTAGTTGGTGTTTGTGTATTTGTAGGGGTGGGAGTTTCTGTTGCAGTTGGGGTTAATCCTATTGTAACTGAAGGAGTCGGAGTATTGGTAGGGGTTTCTGTGTTTGTTGGTGTTTGTGTATTAGTTGGGGTTGAAGTTTGTGTAGGTGTTTCTGTGTTTGTTGGTGTTTGTGTATTGGTTGTTGTGGGTGTTTGAGTATTTGTATTAGTTGGTGTTTGTGTATTTGTAGGAGTTGGGGTATTAGTAGATGTTTCTGTATTAGTTGGAGTTTGTGTGTTGGTTGGAGTAACAGTCGGAGTTTGTATCGGTAAATTTGTTGGAGTTGGGGTAATTGTGGGTGTAGAAGTTTGAGTTGGTGTGCCTGTGTTAGTTGGTGTATTAGAAGGTGTTGATGAATTACTTGGTGTGTTAGTAGGTGTGACATTAGGTAATGTTGGGAAGAAACACTCCGTATTTGTAGGTGTATTAGTCGGTGTTGGTGTGTTTGTCGATGTAGGTGTACTAGTTGGAGTATATGTCGGGAAGAAGCATTCTGTATTCGTTGGAGTTGGAGTCGGTGTTAAAGTATTAGTTGATGTAACGGAAGGTGTTTGAGTATTTGTAGGTGTTTTAGTTGGTGATGGTGTGTTAGTAGGTGTTGGTCTTACAACAAATAAATTAAATAAACAATCTCCACTCAAAGAATTTATGATATATTGACCATAAACTTCACGAGGGGGTGACAACAATGCAGAATTAAAATTATAAGGAATAACGTGATTACCCAAATCAATTTTAATGTGTTGATTATCCGGGATAAAAACAATATTGAGAGTTTTTCCACTATATATTTTACTTTGTATCGTTATCAAATTATTCATATCATCCACCAAAATAAGTTGTTGTAGTTGTTACAGGAATGAATGTCGTTGTGGTTGTAATTGGTACGTAAGTAGTGGTTGTCGTAGTAATTGGTGTTGGTAGTGTAAATTCAAAATCATCACCCAAACAACAATTCGGACAATCATAGTCGAACAAGTCAAATTTATTTTTTAATAATAAAAAGTTGTGTTTTACCTCATCAGCACTCAAAGGTTGGGTGTACATTCTGAATTGAGAAATTCCTCCTTCAAATGTTCCACCAAAGTTTTGTTCTAAAAGTATGTTTGTTTTAAGTTCAGAGAAGGTAGTTCCACTCAAAATGTTTGTTGGAAATAATTCCGGATCTTGTTGATAGATCAAACCTGATGTTGATTCGGGTATTCCTGTGAACGTTAAATGGTTATGTAATCCTTGAGTTCCTCCACCCCAAGAAATATTAAACGGAACCCCAACTTGTTTTTCTTTATCAGTATTAAGGGCTCTTGGGATTATTTCTTCTATATTTTCTAATACTTCAAACACTCTACCATTAACATAAATTTTTAATCTACCCATTCTATATTTCTTCTCATCTAACCAATTTTGATTAAGATTCACAAGTTCTATTTCATCCGCCGAACTACACCCTTGAGTTACAGGTGGTTTTATAAGAGACACCGAATTATTTGCTAATGAATCCAAATATTCAATTTCAGTAATTAATCCTAATCCCCCTTTATTTACCAAATCACAATCTTCTAAGTTGGAATATCTTTCCCAAACAAAGTTTACTTGGATCCAATGTTCCTGTTCCAAGAACTCAGGGTTTCCTTCTGCGATACAATAGTCATAAATCTTTTTAGTCGTGCAGTAGTCATCTACAGTATATCCCGTCGTGTATGTTGCACCTGTGGGACATGATCCGGAAACTTCACATCCCCCGGTAAAACGAAGTATTCTAACTCCGATACCAGGATTTTTGGGGTCTCCACATAATTTGAAAGATATTGCATTTGACATTCCATCATACAATGGATCTGTTTCACAAGTGTTTTCAACCGAACCATAAGATACCGATTCACAGCTTTGACATGTTTCACAAGGTGTTCCACAATCAGATTTTTGAGTTGTTGTGGTTGTTGTATATTTTGTTACACAACCATGTTGTTTACACTCCCATCCACATGTGGGTATCGGATCACAATTACACTCACAAGTTGGTTTCATGAATTCATAACTCGCCCCACACACATTACATCCATAGTTATTATGAGGATCGTGTTCGTTATTTATAGATCTTGGGGGATAAACATATATGCATCTTGAGTTTGTATTTTCAGGGTTACAACAAGCACAAGTTTCTAAAGATGTCAGACTTGAAGTAACTCTACTATATTCTGACAAAGAACTTGGTGATCCATCAGCGTGGTGATAAAATTTATTCTCCGATCTAGTTCCCAAATAAAAGAAAATATTTTTGTTATTTGGATAAACTTCATTTAATGATGTTTCATCAGGATTTGGAACAAATTCATCCACAATTCTTGGTTTGATCAACATCTCAACTGACCACCCTTTGTTTACCCTACTTGGAAATGTTTCATAATCATATCCGAATAATTTATAAAATCCTTGATAAAACCCACCATAAAGTTCGTGATACACACCAACTTTACTATTTTGTTTTGATACGACTTCAAATAACATATTCTCAGGTAACCCTGAAAACTGCAAATTAGGTTGCCAAGTATACCCAGTAACCTGATGTAATTTTAATCTTCTATCAAATGATAACCTGTCAAACTTTTCAGAATCAGGCAATAAACCTTTTGTAAATGTTATTGTTTGTCCTGTCATTTCAGATACTAACCCATTATCTATACCTGTAAGACCTATATCACAAGAAGTTTGTGAACTAAAACAAGTCAAATCTTCGTTCTTAGGGTTATAAAAATTAGTAGATATAATATTATTGAAAGGGTTATAGTTTTTGTAATTTAGAACAAACAATTCACTTGAATTGGAATCATCCAAATCAAAACTTATTGGTAATTTGTTTCCATCATCATGGGCAATAATTTGTCTTGAGAAGATTACCTCCTCTTTGTAGTCTTTTTCATCTGATGCAAGAGAGAAATCTTGTATTATTGGTCTTTCAATTATACGCCATTTCTTAAAAACATATTGATTAATATTCTGATATGCCATAATTCATAGATAAATACCTTGTATCGCAGTATTTATATATAAAAAAAGATGATAGAAATAGGCAAAGAATATTTTTTTAAACCCTATTATTTTTTTCTAACTGAAAAGAGTGATAGAATATCCCTTTATTACTCTATAGGAAATACTTTAAATGAATCCAAGAAAGAAGACGAAAAACTTGATTTTGAAAAAAAGGATAAAGATAAAGTGAGAAAAGGTATATTGAAAATTTTGAAAGACAAAAAAATAAAAACAAAAGGGCAAATTAAAAAATTTTTTGAACCGGTTAAAAAGTCGGGGGAAATTGAGGAATTTATTGATGCGGATGGCACATTCAAAAGTTCAAGAATTCCAAAACTTGATATGGCCATGGCACCTAGAAAAACGACAGACCAAACAATCGTTATGGCTAGAATGACAAATAATCCTGTAACAAGGGGTTATAGAAGATACTATGGTGAATCAATTGAACAAGAAAATGTTATGAATGAAGTAGACTTTTCAGACGCTTTCGGTTACGAGGAAACAAAAGATATGGATGGAAAAAATACCTACAAGTATTATGTCAAGAAACTTGATATGGATCCTGACGACGCAAAACAAAGAACAAAACAACAAGGAAAAGATCCTTTAGGAAAAAGAACAAAAAAAGCCCCCGCAAGAATAAGAAAAAAACCTGGATTTATAGATAGAATGACATTAAGTGAAATTGAAAAAAACAAAATGATCAAAATGGTTGAGGATCTACTTATGAAAGGAAAAGGAGATGATAGAGAGATTAACGAAAAAGAAAAACCGATTTCAAAGATTGTGAAAAAAAATATAGATTCATTAAAAAAAATTGCAGATAGAGAAGGAATAACTCTAAATCAACTTATTAAAATGTTAAAAAGTGAATAAGGACTTATACGGAAAACAATACAAGATACCTAATAACATTTTGGATCATTTGAAAAAATATTCAAATAATGAATCTATTTCCAATTTATTATCAAATGGAAATATCTCATATTCTCAAATGAAAAAGTTGAAACACAGAATGGAAAATGGTGAAAAAAAAGAATTAGGTGAGGATTCTTTTTATAATTGGGTAAACCAAACATTAAATTCCGATAGAGGATCAATTGAGACATCAAAAAAAGTTAAATCAGACACCGGAATGCAAAATCAATTTATCAGACCTCACGAAAAACAAGGATTTAGTAACCATAATGATGTAAATCAAGATGTTAAAATAACTGAAGCGCTTAAAAGAATAAACCAAATAATGTCAAAATTAATTTAACTATGGCAGATCAATTAGAACCTATTGATTTATCTCAAACAGAGAATAACGCATTGAGTCAATATGCGGATCAAGAAAGAAAAAAATTATTCCCTAAAAACAACTACAACACATCAAAGACATATTCCGCGGTTAGCCCTGACGCGTTGGCCACAGGTGATGAACAAGGAAAAGGTACTGGTGGTTTTTTAGATGTTTACAATAACATAGCTGGAAACAACATTGATAACGTTGAAAGAAAGGAAGGAATTAAAATTAATAGGTATAATCAAAAGAAAACATATCCTGACTTCTAATGAAACTTTTAGGATCATTAAAAAATTTATTAATTGAACAAGCCTATTTCGGAGATTTAGTTGATGCGGTAAAAAAAAGAAAAATACTGATAATCAGCTATGACGGAGATGAGGATGGAGGTAAAGGTTTGCGAAGAATAGAACCTGTTTGTATAGGAGTTAGTAAGGCTAATAATAGAGTTCTCAGAGCTTGGGATATTGAAGGGGCATCGCACACCGACAAAACAAAAGAACAACCGCTTCCTGGATGGAGGCTTTTCAGGTTAGATAAAATTCTAAGTGCTAAACCAACAGGAGAAGTTTACAATGAACCAAGACCAAATTATAATTTTAATGGTGATGATAGTATGGTGAGTGTGACCGTCAACGCAAAATTTGACGATAATCAAAATATAGAAAATTTAGCATAATATGAGTGCAGATTTAATGCAAAAGTTAGCGATATCCAAAGCAATTATGGATAAACACAATCAAATCAAAAGGGGAGGTGCAACTGAACCTATGGTTAATATTACTAATCCTGAAGTTGAAGATTTTTCAGTTCCCACTGCGAATTATAATATACCTCAAGAATTCCTTTCAGAAAATTCTTTACCAACCGCAAAGAAAACCGCTAACCAACCAATCACAAAAGATTTAATCATGAACTCAAAGTTACCAGACGAAATTAAAAAGTTAATGATTGAAAACCCAATTACGCCTTCCAACCCTTTAATGGGGTCAGAATCAATTTTATCTGATGAACTAATTGAAAAGGCAACAAAGTTGATGGGAAATACAAGACAAGAACCACAAATAGTGAAAAAAACAACAAATACGCCACAACCTCAAACTAATAATACTGATTTGAAAAAAATGATCAAAGAAGTGGTTCAAGAAGTTTTCAAAGAAAACGGATTGATTGCCGAATCAACATCTAAAACAAGTGAGGTTGTCTCAATTAAGGTTGGTCAACATATTTTTGAGGGTAAGATAACCAAAATAAAAAAAATTAAAGAATAGTATTTGAATTTTTTCATTGAATTTGTTATCATTATTTCAATGAAAAAACTTAACACTTTCTCAATAGATATCCCCCTATTTGCAAAATCTTTAGGTCTTACTGAAACTCAAGCTTTATCATTCTTAAATGATGGAAGAATTATGGGTAGATTAGGAGAATTCACACATTCAAATTTTAATAAGGGTAAACGAGAAAAAGAAAATTCATCTTTTGATATTATTGAACCTGATAACATTAAAACAGAAATAAGATCCATAACTAAAACCGTTTCATTTGCTTCCTCAAAAGAGATCGGATATGGTAGAAAGGTTACAGAAGAAGGGTTTAATAAAAAACTAGAATCTTTAGATAGATTTGTGGTTTTAGATTTAAGAAATTTGTATAATGGGGAATATACAAGTATTGAAGTGACTAAAGAAGATATTAAAAATATGAAACTAGGAAAGAATAAATCAATAACCTCTAAAAAATTTTTCAAGCTATATGATTGAGATAAATAAAAATTATAATGAAGATTGTTTATTAACCCTATCTAAAATGGAAAATGAATTTTTAGATTATGTTATTACATCACCACCTTACGACGATCTGAGGAATTACAATAATCATATTTTAGGAAATAAAACAGAATTTAATGGTTATTCGTTTGATTTTGAAAACATTGCTAAAGAATTATATAGAACATTAAAAAAGGGGGGGGTAATAACTTGGATTGTGGGAGATGCAACAGAAAAAGGAAGTGAGACCGGAACCTCATTTAGACAGGCACTTTTTTTCAAAGAAATCGGATTTAATATTCACGACACGATGATTTATATGAAAAATAACTTTTCAAACCCCTCTTCAAATAGGTATCATCAAATTTTTGAATATATGTTTATATTAAGTAAAGGTAAGCCTAAAACTTTTAATCCTATAAAAGATAGGAAGAATGTATATGGTGGACAAGTCGGTAGTTGGGGTAAAAATACATCTAGACAAGTTGACGGATCAATGGTGGAAAGAAAGAAAAAAATTATAGAGGAATTCGGTCAAAGATATAATGTATGGACTTTTAAAACTTCTAAAAATGGTCAAGAAGATGAAATTGCATATAATCACCCCGCGATATTTCCAACACAATTAGTAATTGATAACTTGTTGTCTTGGACTAACGAAGGGGATTTAGTCTATGACCCGTTTATGGGTAGTGGAACAACAGCAAAGGCTTGTATATTGAAAGGTAGAAATTACATAGGAAGTGAAATTTCTGTAGAATATTATGAAATAATAAAAAAAAGGATTGAATCCGTTCAATCGTCTATTTCTTTCTAATTTTATTTTGTCTATTTATTTAAATAAAAAAAGTAGCATAATTCTTTCTTTATAATCTAATTTTTGTTATTCTTCTTTAAAAAGTAATGACAAAAATTAATGTTTTAGTTCTCCCATCCGATAAAACAGGTGTTGGGAAGTTCAGATCTGTTGATCCTCACATTTTCCTACAAAACATGTATCCCGATGAATTTCATGTTGATATTGATTATGAACCTAAATTGAATGATCCTAATTATTGGAAAAATTACCAAATTGTACATATTCACAGAAATATCGGACATATTTATGAAAACACCCCTCAAATTCTCAATTGGTTAAAAAACCAAGGTATTAAGGCTATCGTGGATATTGATGATTATTGGCTTCCAACCAAAGAACATCCAATTCACGACATCATTAGAATCAATAAAATAAATGAAAAGATCGTCAATAATCTTAAAAACTCAGAGTTTGTAACGACTACAACATCTTTGTTTGCAGATGAGATTTCTAAGTTCAATAAAAATGTTTTTATTTTTCCTAATGCAATCAATCCGGACGAACCTCAGTTTAAAGAACCAACACCAGAAAATGAAAGAATCAGAATCGGCTGGTTAGGAGGTTCTTCTCATCTGCACGATTTGGAACTTATGATTCCTTCAATGTCAAAAATAAGTTCTATGAGAGACAAACTACAAATGGTTTTATGTGGTTTTGATACTCGGGGTACAATTACAGAGATAAATCAAAAAACCGGAGAACAAAAACAAAGACCAATCAAACCTGAAGAAACAGTTTGGGCCACATATGAACAAATCGTAACAGATAATTATTATGGATTACCTGAAGACTACATAAAATTCCTGAAAAAATTCAAAGAGGAAGAATATCCGGGTGTTGAAAATTTAAACTATTCAAGGGTTTGGACAAGACCTGTCACTTCTTACGCTAAAAATTATTCAAAATTTGACATATCTTTAGCTCCGATCAAAAATCACATATTCAACCGAATGAAATCTCAACTGAAGGTTATTGAAGCGGGATTTTATAAAAAGGCCCTCATAGCGTCTAATGTGGGTCCTTACACAATAGATTTGACACATTGCTTAAAAAATGGTAATTTTGTGGATGGAAACGCTTTATTAGTTGATGAAAACAGAAATCACTCTGATTGGGCTAAGTATATTGAGAAATTAGTTAAGAATCCAAACTTAATTACTGATATGGGAGAAAGATTATATGAAACAGTTAAAGACACATACGATCTTAACAAAGTAACCAAAGATAGAGCGGAATGGTATCGTTCACTTGTAAAATAAAATAAATGATTAAGATTCCTTTAACAAAAATTTTGTTTCTTGATATTGAAACTGTCGGTGGATGTAAGTCGTATGAAGATTGTAGAACATCTAACCCAAAGGTTGCAGATCAGTATATTAAGTACATTGATTGGTTCAGGAAAAGATTTCCTGAAGATGATACGTTATCATTAGATCAGGTTTTCTTAAAAAGAGCGGCTCTTGTTCCTGAATTTGCAAAAATTGTATGTGTAAGTGTTGCATTTGTCACAGATAAAGATGAAATAAAAAAACAAACATTTTCAGGTGATGATGAAAAGCAACTTCTAAAAGATTGTCAGAAACTTTTAGATAGATGTGGTAAGTTAGATTTTTATCTTTGCGGGCATAATTTAAAGAACTTTGACATACCGATGCTGGCGAAACGTATGATTATAAATGGACTTATGCCTCCTTCTATTCTTCCATCATATGATACAAAACCTTGGGAGATCAAAGCGATAGACACAAAAGAAATTTGGCAATACGGAGCTTACACCTCAATAGGTTCATTAGATCTTTTATGTACAACTATGGATATACCAACACCAAAAGATGGTGAGGTAACCGGAGATAAAGTACATCACGCATATTGGGAAGAAAACAAATTAAAAGAAATTACAGAATACTGCGAAAAAGATGTTGAAGTATTAATACACATAATAAAAAAATTAAAAAATTTAGAGTAACATGATCAACGAAGACATTTCAAAATTTTTTGAAGATGATGATTTTTCAGAAGATAAAATTAACGATATTATGAAAAATATCGGTTTGGATTTAAAATATTTAGAAGAACAATTTGATAATTATCATCCCACAAGAGATGTAAAGTATGAGGTGACAAATGAAGATGCTGTAGAACCGGGATATAACTACCCTTCAGACTCGGGCTTTGATTTATATTCAATAATTGATGGAGAAATAGAACCTTTTGGAAGATTGTTAGTTCCTACAGGGTTGAAATTTAATATTCCTGATGGTACAGAAATTCAAATAAGACCAAAAAGTGGTTTAGCCTTGAACTTAGGGTTAACTGTATTAAACACTCCAGGTACTGTAGATTCAGGATATAATGGGGAAATCAAAGTAATTTTATTCAACACCTCAAAAGAAAAAATTAAAATTCATAAGGGTATGAAAATTGCTCAAGCCGTATTAAGCCCCGTAATTAATGGTGATTGGGTAACACTAACGAGAGTTGAATCGGTTGATAAAAAAGATAGAGATGAAAATGGATTCGGATCAACAGGGATTTAAAAATGTTAAATTATGATAACGATAGGATATAGTACAAGAAATTCAAACCCGACATACAAGGATTACTTACAAAAGACATGTATGTATAAAGAAGTTCAAATTATTGAAAAGATAAACAATGGAGAAAAATCGTTATCTCAGGTTTACAATGAAATAATTGAAGAATCAAATCATGATATTATTGTATTGTGTCATGATGATTTAGAATTTGACACAAAAAACTGGGGGGATAAATTGTTGAGGAGTTTTGAAAAAAATCCTGAGTATGGTATTCTTGGTTTAGCAGGAACTAAATTTTTAGACAAATCCGGACAATGGTGGAAAGTACCACAAACAATGTATGGTATTGTTAATCACAAACATGAAGGAAAAAAATGGACATCAACTTACTCTCAAAATCTAAATGATAAAATTGAAGAAACTGTCATAGTTGATGGGTTATTCATCGCATTTGATAAAACAAAAATAAAACATAAGTTTGATGAATCTATTGATGGATTTCACTTTTACGATTTAGGATTTTGTTTACCTAATTTTATAGATGGTGTAAAAGTAGGAGTTACTTTCAATAACAGAGTCACTCATTTATCTATTGGTCAAACAAATCAACAATGGGAATCAAATAGAATTGAATTCGCAGAAAAATATAAAAATAATTTACCAATGGATATAACAAAAATTGAAGATGATTGTGAGACATTTATTTTTGTCCATGATCAAAGGATAGTTTTGGACTTTGAGGAAAAAGGAAAATTCAAAAATTTCAAAAACTACAAATACGTATTTTTGGGTAATAGAGACATAGATAAAGTTGAATCTTTGCCAAATGTAATTGTAGCAAGAAACTTTGAAAATAATTTAGAAAAGTACCCATTATTTACCGCATTTACAGGATGGTATCTTTTGTGGAAGAATAAATTAATAACTAAGAGATACGTAAACTTATTTGAATATGATATCATTTTAGCCGAAAACGTCCCTCAATCTCAGAGTAAATTCTTTTATGAAAATTGGGAGATGGTTGGATATATACCATTCCCCGCAAATCATAGCCAATACATAAGAGAAAGAAAGTTAGTTGATAAATTATTTGAAGGTATAAAATCAGTATATAAAATTGATTTTGAAAAAACTTTGACAGCAACAATTAGAAATAACCCTAATTTGTTGTGGTCAAGCACAAGTAATATCACAATGAAGAGTGAGATTTTTGATGAGTTTATGAGTTGGTTTGACCCACTTATAGATTTTATAAAAGAAGACACGTATTGTGGACATTCTTTTGAAAGGGCGATATCTTTTTTCTATCTTCTTAAGAGTAAAAAAGTTGCATTAACAAGAGGATTAATACAACACCTTCAAATGAATTCACACGAAACCCAACCTCATAAAATGGATTTTGAAACTGGAATGAAAAAATTAGTTGAAAATCTATGAAGTATCTAAGTTTTAGTTTATGGGGTGATAAACCAGTATATAATATTGGTGCAATTAGAAACGCCGAACTTTGGAAACAAATTTATCCTGATTGGCAAATGGTTGTTTATTATGACAACTCCGTTCCGGATCTTACAATACAAAGTTTAAAAGAATTAAATGTAGAAGTCATTGATGTTACGAATGAAAATTTGTACGGAATGTTTTGGCGTTTCTTGGCTGAAAGTTTACCATATTCAGAATATGCAATTTTCAGAGATGCAGATTCAAGAATAACTTTGAGGGAAAAGTTGGCGGTTGATGAATGGATTAGTTCCGGTAAATCTTTACATGTAATGAGAGACCATCCGGCACATAGAATCCCTTATGGAAATGATTCATTAGGTATTTTAGGCGGTATGTGGGGAATAAAATCGGGAGTAGTTCCTCTTAAAGATATGATCTATAAATCCCAACTTACCAAACAAAACATTTATGGAAATGACCAAGCATTTCTTAAAACTATTTATTCTATCTTTGAAAATGATAGATGCACCCATGACGAGTTTTTTGAAAAAAAACCATTCCCAATATCAAGAGAAATTGGGAGATTCGTTGGTGATAGATTAGACGAAAATGATAAACCAATCGGATATGATTATTTAAGGGTTAGTATATAATGAATAAAATTAATGTTTTTTATCATGTTTTTTGGAAAAAAAATTCAGAATCAATAATAATTGATCAATTTTCTAAGATCAAATTCTTAGAAGAAAAAATAGAAAATATTGATTTTTATATAAATTTTGCGCTAGAAGAAAATTCTATAAAACCTTCTGAAACAATTTTGAACCTATTTGAATCTATTACAAGAAATATTACATTTTCTCCAAGTAATTTATATGAGTTATCTACATTAGATTTACTACAAAAACACGCGATTAAAAATAATGATCAATATTACTTGTATTTTCACACGAAAGGTGCAACAAGAATCTTAGATCAAGATTACGGTAATTATTCGTACAAAAATGTAGAAAATTGGAGAAACATCATGGAACATTTTTGTATAGATCACTATAATATTTGTATTGAAGAATTAAAAAACTACGATATTGTTGGATGTAACTATATACCTTCCGGATCAGTACCTGGATCCACAGCCCACTTTTCAGGAAATTTTTGGTGGTCAAAATCTGAATTCTTATCTTCGTTACCAAGTATATCTGAATATTTGTTAAAAACAACTTCACCTGATAGATTTTTTGCCGAATTTTGGGTGGGTATGGTAAGACATCAGGCAGTATGTCTTTATCCTGTACTAAAACCTATTTTAGAAAAACATAATAGATGTTTTTCTTTCACAGCAGAATCTGATTATAAAAATAAAATAATAAAAAATTACTTTAAAAACTATTTATGACAAAAAGTATAGTATCAATTGGTGTTGTAACATCAATAAATTTAAAAGATAGATATACCTCATGCCAAAATTCATGGGGAAAAGATTTTGACCACATATATTATTTTGGTGGTAATAATGTTGAAAATACTAATCTGATACGGGTTCCTGATGCGAATGAAGATTATAATAGTTTTTTTCCTAAACAACAATATGCATTAAAATTCATGTATGAAAAAAATCCTGAAGATGATTGGTATTGTGTTGTAGGTTGTGACCACGTGCTTTTTAAAGATAGTATCAGTTCTTTTTTACGAGAACAAGATTCTAGTATTGACACCATATTTTGTGAAACATATAACAGATTTGAAAAATTAGATGGTTTAGATTTTGAGGTTTTTGCTGGGGGTGCAGGGTTTTTTTTGAGTAATTCAGCAATGAAAAAAATATATCCTTTCATAGATCAATTCAATAAAGAGTGGTTAGATATGTATATCAATGGAAAACTTGTGGAATCATGCTACGCATGTGGTGATATTGCGATAAGCTATATGGTAAAAAAATTTTTAAATCTGAAATTGACTCATGGTGATGGTATGTATTCTCAATCACCTTCATTTTATTCTAAGTTAATTGATAAACCACTTACATTTCATTATATAAAATCATATGAAATGGAGTCAGTTTACAAAAATTTTTCAAAATGAAATACATCTATCATCATTTAGGTCTAGGTGATCACATAATATGCAATGGACTTTCAAGACACTTTCAAAAAGTATATGATAATATTTCAATTTTCTGCAAACCACACAACTTTGAAAATGTGGAATACATGTATCGAGATAATGATAATATAAAAATATTGAATATTGGTGAGGATAAAGATGTAGAAAAATTTATAAAAGAAAAAAACATTCAAAAAGATGTAATACGAGTAGGTTTTGAATTCATGACCGGGGGTCAAACATTTGATGAATCTTTTTATGTTGGTAAATCTCTCCCTTTCTCTATGAGATACGATGAATTTTATTTAGAAAGAGATTATGAGTTAGAAAAAAAAATTGTTGAAGATCTTAACCCACAAAAAGAAAAGTATATCTTTACACATAATGTAGATCTAAATAAAGTAAGAAAAGATATAAAAATAATTGAAAATCCTAAAAAATATAATATATTTAATTTGATAACATTAATAGAAAATGCCGAAGAAGTCCATTTAATGGAATCAAGTATAAAATGTTTAGTAAACAGTTATAAAATGGATAACCCCACCTTCTATTACCACCAATATGTGAGAAATTATAGTCCGTATTTGAATTCAGTAGGGTTAAATAAATTCAAAATTATATATTAATTTATGTTAAAAATAAGTGTAGATGAAGCTTATGCGTTTGATTTCTTGTCAATTTTAGAGTTAAAAAAACAAAAAGGGTCAGATGTTTCAGAATATCAGGAAAAAATCAAAAATGAATTGATTGAACAAATAGGACATCAGAAATTTGAAGAAATAATTCATTCAAAAGAATATTCTGATTTAACTGAATCCAACAATTTAACCTTTGAAGCCGTCGACAAAGCAAAAACTGATGATGTTTTAGCCAGTTATGTGGACAAATGTAACTATCAAAGAATGATAAGCAAAGAAAGTTTACAAAAAAAGTTTTTTTCTTCTGTTCTAAACGAAAAAAAAATGGGATATGAAAAACTCAAACCAAACGTTTAGGAATATTGTAATAGGGAACACCTCACAGTTATCCTATTACTTCCCCAACGAATATGTAAAAGTTTCATCAAGGAACATAGAAGAAAAAATATATACTAAAAACAATTGGAATAATGTTTTTATATGTTTAGGAGAGTCAAGAAAATATATTGAAAATATAGAAATTTACGATCAAGTCAATTTTCATTTAACTTTAGACATTATAAATAAATTCAAATCAATATCAAACAAAATAGTAATATATTCAACTTGTGAACTATGGAACAAATATGACGGTAGGATAGATTTATCTATGAAACCAAATTTTTACGAAACACCCTATTTAAATTCAAAATATAGAATATATGACTATATAATAAAAAATAAGGAAGAATTCAAAAACGTAGTAATTTTATTCCCCTTTAACTTCAATTCCATCTATAGAGATAATAATTTTCTTTTCGGTAAAGTGTTTAACTCAATAATAAACAAAAACAAAATTGACATAGGTGATACCTATTTTTACAGAGATTTAATACACCCCAAATTTGTAGTGAAAAAATCAATTGAACAATCGGAACACACAATAATTGGATCAGGTAGATTAACTTTTGTAAATGATTTCATTAGAGATATATACGATAATTTTGAATTATCATATGAAGATTTTGTGATAGAAAACAAAAATAAATACAACGAATATGAAATCAAAAAAGAATACTATTTAAAAAGTGATACTTGTTTTTATCCTTATAAGGAACTCTTGAATGACACAATTCAAGATTTGAAAATTAAATTAAAAAATTTAAAAAAATGATTAATACTCCGGGTCAAATTAATTCAAATACTGAAAGAGGAAAAATTTTAATAAAAACCATTAATCAAAAAAATTACGAAACTATAGTAGAAATTGGATGTTGGAATGGTTTAGGGTCAACTTCTTGTATATTAGAAAATATAAAAGAAGATACAAAGTTCTTTTCATTGGAGTCAAATCCTAATTTTTACAAAATAGCTAAAAAAAATTTGTTAAATTTCTTAGATAAGTTTACACTATTAAATGGATCAATTGTAACAAAAGATGAAGTTGAAAACTATACATCTGACATGCAATTAGAAGAACCAAGAAAAACTTGGTTAAAGGAAGATTTGGAAAATTTGGATATGTGTGAATTTGTTTTAGAAAAACTACCTAAAAAAATAGATTTATTAATCTTGGATGGCGGTGAGTTTTCAACCTATTTGGAATGGCAGAAACTAAAAGATATTACTAATACAGTAATTTTAGATGATATCAGAGAAATCAAAACAAAAAAAATATTTGACGAGTTAAAAATTGATGACACATACCAAATGATTGAGTATTCACATGAAGGAAATGGGTTTGCAATTTTTGAAAAAAAATAATTATGGATTTTTTACAATTGAATAAATTTTCAGAACTCCACGATGGGAAACGTATTTTTTTCTGTAAAACAGATTTTATAGTAAGTGATTTTGACACGATATCAAATTTGGATAATGACATAATATTGATCACTGGTAATTCAGATTACCCTATTACAGACCAACATTTAAAAATATTACCTAAAAATGTAAAAAAATGGTATGGTCAAAATATATTAAGTAATAATAATATTGTTGAACCAATACCTCTTGGTATAGAAAATAAAATAGAGAGTTTTAGAAATGGTCATGGGATTGGATATCATGAAAGAGTATTAGAAAAAGAAATATTACTTAATCGCAAATTAAATATAAAACCAAAAAGAAAGATTTATTCAAATTTTCAGATAAACACTAATTATTCACATAGAAACGAAGTAAAACAGAAATGTTTAATTTCAAAATTCATTGATTGGGAGGGACCCAACTTATCACTTAGAGAATTTTTTGACAAAATTCTAGATTATGAAATGGTCGTGTGTCCCGCCGGAAATGGAGTGGATACACACAGGTTGTGGGAAGTTTTATACTCTGATCGCATACCAATCACAATTAAAACCGGAAATTTCAAAATTTATGAAATGTATAAAATGTTTCCAATTATTATTTTGAATTCTATTAACGAACTGAATGATGAAGAACTCATAAACGAAAAGTATAATGAAATTAAAAAAAAACATTTTGATAAAAAAATGTTGGATTGCGAATTTTGGAAAAATAAAATAATTAGTTCAAAATGAGAAAATTAATATATTTCACTATTAGTAATAATCCCGAATACATAAACCTTCTCAAAATATGTTTAGAAAGTTTGTATTATCAAAAGTATGATGGTGACGTACTTTTCATCACCAATTTACAAGAATTACTTTTGAATAGTTTAGAATTTGAAAAAAAACCTTTATTTCTAACTATTGAAACTTCGGGTTTGTTAGAATCTAGTGCAAATAAATTAAAAATTTATAAATACCCAAATTTAAAAGATTATGATAAAATAATTTTTTGTGATGCGGATATAGTTTGGACATCCTCACCTGATAATATTTTTAATAACATAAATGAAGATTTTTTTTATGTAAGTAATGAAAATTCATTAATGTCTGAAGAATGGTGGGGAGGAAAAATATTAACAACTGAGGAAAAATTGATCATAGAAAAAAAACAAATTAAAGGAATTAATGCCGGAATTTTTGGATTCAACTCAAAACTTGTGAATCATCTTGAAAAGATTGAAACTTTTTTATTGCAAAATAAACAATTGGTAAATATATGTTTAGAGCAACCATTTTTTAATGTCTATCTTTTTAGAAACAATTTATATAAAACAGATTTATCAAACATGGTAAGTCACAATGGATACAATCTTAAAGAGTATAATGGGTCGGCATTACATTTTGCTGGCGGTCCCGGTAATTATTCCAATAAATTTTCAAAAATGAAAGAATTTAAATATAAAAATTAAATAATATGATAAATATTTTAAACTCAAGAGATGAATTAATTGAAATTCTTGACAAGAAAAAAAAATTTTGTGAAATCGGCGTTTTCAAAGGGGATTTTTCTAAGTTGATTTTACAAAAAATGGATCCGGAAGAATTACATTTAATTGATATTTTTGAAGGTCAAATGTGTTCAGGGGATAAAGATGGTAATAATATTGTTTGGACTTCCTTAGAATCTGAATATGAAAATTTAAAAAAAACATATTCAGACAATAAAGTCGTGACTTTACATAAAGGATATAGTCAAGATATTCTTGAAACTTTCCCTAATGAATATTTTGATTATATTTACATTGATGGTGATCATTCTTACGAAGGGGTGAAAAAAGATTTGATAATTTCTTTTAAAAAAATTAAAAAGGATGGACTTATCTGTGGTCATGATTATTCTAAAGCTATGTTTCCTGGTGTTGTGAGAGCGATTGATGAATTTTGTAATCAAGAAAATTATGAAATGAAATATCTTACAAAAGATGGTTGTCCATCATTCTGTTTAACAAAAAAGTAAAAAAATATGAACCTTGAAAAATTCATAAAACTTGTCAGTCCCTACTCAATGACATCTGTTGAAAGAATATCTGAGTTATATAATTCTTTAGAGTACATACGTAAAGAAAGAATAAGTGGTGATATTGTAGAATGTGGTGTTTGGAAAGGAGGTAATATACTAGGTATTATTGAATATCTTAATTTTCACGAAATTTTTGACAAAAAAGTTTGGTTGTACGATACTTTCAGAGGGATGACTGAACCCGAAGAAGTTGACATTGATTTAAACAACCGTAAAGCTTCAGATATTTTACCTCAAGTTTTTTGTTATTCTTCTTTAAGCGAAGTAAAAAATAATTTATCTTCCTCTATGTTTCCTAAAGAGAACATAAAATTTGTAGTAGGAGACGTTTGTGAAACTTTAGATGAGTTGTCAAATACTCCTGAAAATATATGTATTTTAAGATTAGACACAGATTGGTATAAATCAACAAAAAAAGAACTTGATGTTCTATACCCAAAATTAGTTGATCGTGGGATTTTAATTGTAGATGACTATGGACATTGGGCGGGTTCTAAAAAGGCCGTAGATGAATATTTTGAATCTTCGGGAATCAAATATAAAATTGAAAAAATTGACTATACAGGAATTAAAATTTTAAAAAAATATGACTAACAAAATTATAGAAATTTTAGAAAAACATCAAATAAACGGATTTAATCATAGAGGTGGTACCGATAAAGCTTCAGACCATAGTTACGATAACTTTTACGCCGAAAGTTTTGAATCATATCTCAATAAAAAAACAACAATTCTTGAGATAGGGGTACAATACGGTGGGTCATCCTTACTGTGGCATGATTATTTACCCCAATCACAACTGGTTTTAGTTGATATTAAAAATCAAGTAAATGAGTATATATTTTCGTCAATGAATCCTGAAAGATATGTGTTTTACGAAATAGATGCCTTCAAAGACGAAAATCTTAAATTTTTATCTGATACGTACCCTGAAGGGTTTGATATAATTGTAGAAGACGGCCCACATTCTTTAGATTCACAAATATATACACTACAAAATTATTTACCTTTACTCAAAGAAAACGGAATTCTAATAATAGAAGATATTCAAGATGGTAATTATGTTAAAATATTGATGGAAAGTATTAAAAATATAGAACACAAAAGCATAGAATTAGTTGATCTTAGACATATAAAAAGGAGATATGATGATTTACTAATTGTAGTAAAAAAATAATTTAATTTATGACAGAAAGAAAAAAAAGAACAACAGTAAAAAAAGAAGAAACTCAAACTGAGTTTAAACCAAAATTAACTAAAAAAGAACAGATAACTCAAATAATTAAAAAAAAGACAAAGGAAAAATTTTTATCTGAGAGTCAAAAAATATACTATGATATTTTAACTAAAAATCAAATCACTATTTGTTCAGGACCTGCCGGTGTTGGTAAAAGCTATATATCCATGAAAGCGGCTGTTGATCTTTTATCAGACCCAACAACACCCTACGAAAAAATAGTAATTGTAAGACCCGCAGTAGAAGCCGAAGAAAAATTAGGATCACTACCGGGAAATGTGGAAGAAAAATTAGATCCGTATATTTTCCCTTCTTATTATCTTCTTAATAAAATTATAGGTAAAGAGGCTCGCGAAAAACTAAAAGAAATTGATGTTATTGAGGTTTTTGCATTAGCTTACATGAGAGGAATGAACATAGATAATACTATATTAATTTTTGAAGAAGCTCAAAACGCAACTCCCGGACAAATGAAATTACTATTGACAAGGATCGGATTCAATTCTAAATTTTTTATCTCAGGGGATTTGGAGCAGTTTGATAGACACAAAAACAAAACTCAAACAGGATTGTGGGACGCCTTAAGAAAACACAAAAACACTGATGATGTCGGGATCTTTCAATTTAAAGATGAAGATGTTGTAAGAAATCCTTTGATATCCAAATTATTAAAAAATTACGAAAATAATGAGAATAGCGATTGATATAAATGGTGTTTTAAGAGACACTGTTGGAAAAATATCCCAATTATATCAGAAACATTTAGTAGACGAAAGCCAAAATGATTCTGATACTGAAACTTATCAATTAGATTCATCAGGTAATACGGAGTTAGAAATCTTCAAACCGTTCAAATATGAGATCTTAAGTGAAATCACCTCATTGAATTTAAGAGAACATTTTGCATTTCAATCAGATGAAGAACTATACGATTTTATGTATAGAGATTTTCCTATGCAAATATTTGGTCATGCAGGATCTACTGAAATGTCTTCTATGAACGATTTAAATGAGTTTTATTTAGACATTAGAGATAGTCATGACTTACTAATTGTTTCAGATGAAATAGGTAAATCAAAACCCGCAACTCTTTTTTTTCTCTCAAAATTTGGATGTTTATTAGAAAAAATAAAATTTTTTAGTAATTCCACTAAAAAATCTATGTGGGATGAATTAGACATTTTACTTACTGCTAATCCTGACTTATTATTGAATTACCCCAAAAATAAAATTATTATAAAATTTGAAACTTCATACAATAAAGAAATTAAGAATGATCTGACAATTTCATCTATTAAGGAGTTAAAATCTATAATCAAAAATTTAAATTTATGAGTATGTTAGAAATAATGAATGAACATTACTTTATAGATACTGATGAAATTGATAAGTATGTTATGATTGATAATCCAATCAGCGGTTTAACCGGAGAACATCACATCAATATTGTTAGGTATGAATCAATAAAACTTATGCTAGAAGTGTTAATGGACGGAGGTGAAGAAATTGATGAGTCATTAGGTTCAAAAAGTTCAAAACATCTTTCTATACCATTTAGATTGGCATTTAACACCTTATTGAATAAAAGAATAATTAAATCATATTAATCATGGATCAAAAAGTAGAAAAGTTAGAAAAATCAATTGAAAACCTAAAAAATAAAAGTTCTAGAATTTATCTATTTGTTCAGGATACAAAAGGAAATCCTAAAGCCGGAGTTAGATACATTTATCAGTTAGGTTTTGCCTTAAAAAAATCAGGGTTTAACCCAATAATCTTACATGAAAAACCTGATTACACGGGTGTTTCTGAATGGTTAGGTGAAGAGTATATGGAATTACCTCACAAATCAATTGAAGGTCAAAATTTAGAAATATCACCTGAAGATTTAATCATTATTCCTGAAATTTATGGTTTTGTAATGGAACAAATTAAGGATTTACCTTGTGGTAAAGTTGTTTTATGTCAAGCATACGACCATATGTTAGAGACACTTCAACCTGGATATGGTTGGGCTAATTACGGATTCTTAAAATGTATCACAACGTCTGAATTTCAAAAAGAATACATTTCAACAGTTATGAGGAATGTTTCAATTGATGTTTTGACACCTATGATCTCGGAGAGCTTTGAAACAAACAAATATCCACCCAAACCTTTTGTGGCGGTACATTCAAGAGATCCGAGAAAAACGATTAATTTCATTAAAACTTTTTACCTTAAATTTCCACAATATAGATGGGTAACCTTCAGAGATATGAGAGGTTTGAGTGAAAGTGATTTTGCAAATTTCTTGAAAGAATGTTTTTTAAGTGTTTGGATAGATGAAACAAGTGGTTTTGGTACATTTCCTTTGGAATCAATGAAGTGCGGAGTACCGGTTATAGGAAAAGTACCTACATTATATCCGCATTGGTTAAACGCTGAGAATGGTATTTGGATTACTGAAGACAATAAATTACCTGATTTCGTTGCCGATTTCTTACAAAATTGGTTGGAAGATAACATAAGTCCCGATCTCTATGAAGGTATGAAAAAAACGGTGGATTCTTTACCAAATAAAGAAACTTTTGAAAATAATGTGGTCACATTATTTACTGAATATTTAGAAATTAGAGAAAAATCTTTCACAGAACAATTAAACAAATTAAAAACTGAAGAAAATGGATAATAAAATTGACGTATCAATAATTTTACCAATAAAGACAGCCACGGCTAGAGATTTTGACGACTATTTGAAAAAAGCAATTGATTCTATCATCAATCAAAAAGTTTCTGTAAATGAACTTGTTATAGTTCATACAGATGAAGAACTTTTAGAAACCAAATTGAACAATTATGATTTCGGTAGTTTAAATGTAAAAAAAGTCAAATGGATTGATGAACCAAATTTTGCAAAACAAATGAATGCCGGAATTGAATCCGCATCTTCAGAATGGGTTTCATTTTTAGAATTTGATGATGAATACTCCGGTATTTGGTTTGATAATGTAAAAAAATACATAGATCTTTACAAAGATGTAAAAGCTTTTTTACCTATTGTTATTGATGTTGATGAAAAGGGTTTGTTTGCTGGATTTACAAATGAAGCGACTTTCGCATCTAATTTCAGTCAAGAGGTAGGTTTTTTAACAAATGAAACTTTACATAATTTTCAAAACTTTCAAACTGCGGGTATGGTAGTCAAAAAAGATATCATCAAAGAATATGGAGGCTTCAAAGGAAATTTTAAACTAACCTTCGTATATGAATTCTTATTAAGATTAACTTTTAATTCTGTCAAAATAATGACCATCCCCAAATTGGGATATAAACACGTCAATCTCAGAGAAGGATCTATTTTTTGGAACTACAAGAATGGTGATAACATCTTGACTGAACAAGAAGTTAAATTTTGGATAGAATCCGCGAAAAAAGAATATTTCTTCAAAGACGAAAGACAATTGAAATTTACGCCTCAATTTTAATGGAATCTTATGAACTGACCGGAATTTCTATAAGTAATGAAACAAAAAAAAGAGGTAGAAGATCAAAACAAGAGAATTATTTTGATGTAAAAGAAGAAATGGCCGTTAGAATGTTTTTACAAGAAGAAACATTTGAAGGTAGAAACAAAATTTATAATCAATACTTAAGGGATCCCTTAGACAAAATGATATCTTCAATTATTAGAAGGTATAAGTTGTATAGAAAGGATATGAATTTTGAAGAAATTCATGCGGATACTCATTCCTTCTTGATGACGAAAATTGATAAATTCAAACCATCAAAGGAAAAAAAGGCGTATTCTTATTTCGGTACTATTTGTAAAAATTATCTGATGGGTCAGATAATTAAAGACCAAAAAGAAATGAATAGAAAAATATCTTATGAAGATATTTCATCCTCTATTGAAGAAAACGTTAAATATTCATATACAATAGAAGAAAATGATTTCAGTTCTGAAAATATAATCATTCAGTTTAAAATAGACTTGAAAAATTATATCAATAAGCAACAACTAAACGAGAATGAAAAGAAACTTGGAATTGCTCTTTTAGATATTTTTGATAACTATGAAAGTTTAATATCAAATACAGATAACAACAAATTCAATAAAAACATCGTTTTACTCTCCTTAAGAGAAATGACAAATTTGACCACTAAAGAAATAAGAAATTCAATGAAAAAATACAAAAAGTTATACGTGGGTCTTTTAAGTAACATTTTAAAAAACTAAGTCAGAATATTTATAGATTATGAGTAGACCAAAGAAAAAAGAAATAAAGTTCACTAAGGATTCAATTTTATCCATAATGCAAGAAATTTATAATGAAATTGTGGAACAAAGGAATACTGCAATACGAATACAAAATAAAATGTTGTCTTTAATGAAAGATTCTGAAGACATGCAAACCATCGGTCCAGTCATAAAAGAACAACAAAAAATCATAAATGACTGTGTAGAAAAAAAACTGACATTATCAAAACTACAATCAACAATTTGGGAGAAGAATAGTAAAGAACAAGAAGATTTTACTTTGGAAGATTTGGATGAAGATTTAGTTCAATCTATAATCCAAAAAGACGTTGATAGAGATAATCAAATTTATAAATTGAATAAGTGATGTCTGTAGATTTACAAAATTCATATGGTAACGTAGAGAGTAAGATAAAGGCTGCAAATACTTTTTTAGAGGTATCAAAAGACAGAAAAAAAATACTCAATGATCAGCTTAATAATTTGACTAAAAAAAATGATCAAATATCAAGCTCAATTGATCAATTAAAAGAACAAAAAAAAAGGTTTCAGAGAGAGGTTAAATCTCAGTTGAGTCAGTTACTAGATATTTCACAATTCAATCTTGGTAACGGATCCTCAACTATGAGGTATATTAAATCAAAATTTGTACAAGCTGCTCTGAATATAGAACCAAAAGTTGCAAAAATACTTCTGAATGAAACAGTGAAAACTTTAGGATGTTCACAACAACAAACTTTTCCGGATGGATTAGGGTTTTACATTAAAGTAAGTAGTGTTGATATACAAAATCTACTGAAAAGGGACCCGAACGATGAAGTCGCAGCTCTCGCTTATGAAAAAAATCCACCATCTAATAATCAAAGACCCTATAGTATGAATAGGGCCTTGTGGGAATGCACTCAAAACGTAAACGTACCGATAGATATTTTTGGAGTTTCAGGTAATAAACTTTTTGAAATTTCATACGTAACAGTTGCTCAACCCGGAAACATTAGTGGTGATTTTTTTAGAGTTGTTCTCGCCGGTGGATCAATAAACAACCTGAATAAAGTTGTGGATTTTTTAGTTGATTATTATAGATCCATTAAAGTTGTTGATCTTTCAAACATTTTTTTTCAACTGATTGATTTAATATCCGGGGCATTTTCTTTTTCTCTAAGTATCGGAGTGGGGGAACTAGAAATAAAAAGTAAATTTTCTATAATTTTACAAAGAATTTTAGGATTATGTTTTGACTCAAAAAAAGAAATTGATGTGACCGGAAACTCAAAGGTTTCAGAATTAGATGGAATAGACCAAAGTTTTTTTGAATTCAATAGTATTGATTTGAGAAATATAGAGTCACAAATTTCAAATATAAGAAATGGAGTAATGGAATTTGAAGATTGCGAAAACGTATTTTTACCTGTTGACTCACAAAGTTTAATAGACGCAATTTTAAGTTTCAACAGAGCAGACAATATTAACGACCAACAAGAAATTGCCGAGTCTTTAACTTCTTCAATAACAGATAACCCTAAGTGGAAACTTTTGTTCCCAAATAGTTTTGATTTAGATCTAAAGATTGATTTGAGTTTTTTGGAAACATTACCTAAAGCGATTATGTTTGCATTATTAACACCGAAAGTTATACTCCCATTAGTGATAATGTCAAAAGCTTTGGGGCAACTTATTTCAGATGAAATAGAAGATTTCATGACTTTTGTTAAAAGTTTCTTCAAATTTAGTCTTAATGTAATGTCTAAAATTGCCGCCTTATTTGTTGAAGAACTTTTTTATATTATTGAAAAAGACATAAAAGTAATTGCTAGACAAATTGTAAGTGAAATCGCAAGGGAAACTGCCAGTAAAAAATTAGCAATAATCCTAAAACTCGTTGAATTATTATTAATAGTGGCTAAGTTTGTTGATGATTGGAGAAAATGTAAAAGTGTTGTTGATGAAATTTTAGCTTTGTTGGCTTTTATCGGAAACCCTTTAAAATTACCCGGTCCTTTACTTGCAGCCTCAAGTTTACTTCCAGGATTTTCTTCTGCGAGAGCTAATATCAATATGATTGAAGAATTCCAAAAATTAGGATTACCGACAGGGGCCATGCCGGATGGTAGTCCAAATTTAATGTTGACAAGTCTTTTTGGTTCAATGAGCGCAATGCAAAAAGAGGAAAATGAAAATGGTAAAGTACAAGTTTTCACTCCACCATTGACTATGACTCCGGGTGGATTAACCATAGGTAATGGTAATAGTTTTGGTAAAAAAATGTAAAGATGGAAGAACGAGATAAAGTAAATGAAATACTTAAAAATATCACTGACAGTACAAACAAAGAACTAATATTTTGCTTGGAGTTTTTCAATAACGATTTTGAACAAACAAAACAAAGTATTATTAAACTCACAAGTCATTTGGACAAAACTGAACTACTATACAACAAGGTCCTGAAGGAATATGAAAAAAGAACAAAATAATTTTCTTAATGGATAAAAAATTTATATATACAGGAAAAGTGAAAAGTGTTAATGACCCTCTAATGATGAACAGAGTGAGAGTCAGTTTTGACACAATAATTGACAATGCAAATGACCAATCAATATTAGATGGTGTTCCTGACACTTATGATGGTAAAGAAACAAAAGATTCGGGTGACTTGAAACCTGAATTTCAGTGGACAAAACTTGATCCATTTTGTTGTTTACCTTTGATTCCTGTCCTTCTAAAAACAACACCAAAAGTAGGTGAATCAGTTAATATAATGTGGCCAAATCCTGAATATAAATTTGGAGAACAATATTATATTCAGGGTGTTTTTTCTTCAATTCTAACTTCTTATAGGGAAGATGCTGCATCATCAAGATTATTCGCATCAAGAGATAGATTACAGGGCTCGGTATATTTGAAAAATCCCGAAAATGGAGAATATTATTTAGAAACTCAGAAGGGAATCTTTGCGGAACCGGACGATGTTGCCTTACAAGGAAGAGGAACTTGTGATTTGATTCTCAAAGATGATGATGTCATTTTAAGGGCGGGTAAAAGTAAGTCCTATCCATTAAATAGGAACACTCCTATTGAATTTAAAAAAACTAGAAGTTTCCTGCAGCTATCAAATTTTTCAGATAGAATAAACTTCAATGGTAACATCCCACAATTAAGGTTAGAACCTAATGTTCAGTTTGTAAAAACTTTAATTGAATGGAACATAGGTCGTCCCGAAAATTTACAAGACAACTTTGATTTAGAGGTTTATATTTATGGGTTACCAGAAAATTCCGCTTACACTACGAATCAAATTACTATTTCTTCGGAGATAAATGATATGGACAAAGCATTAATTTTGAAATTAACGTACAATAATCTCACTTCACAACAAATTATTGACAAAATAAATAAAGTATTGAAACAATCTGATAATGCCAAAATAAATTTAGACCCCTATCCAATAACAAGAATACGAAAACCTCATCCTATAGTTTTCAGACCAAACAAAATGACCTACAAGTGGATATCAGATGCCAATAACTCAACCTTACCTGAATACAAAAATGTAATAAAAATCGCAGAAAAAATTAAATTCAAAAAAGAAGGAAAAGAAGGTTACGGATTATTATTTTCACCTTTTTTAGTCGGACAACAGACCACACCAAGAATTGATTATACGAAAGATATAAGTAGACAAAATGTTTCAACAACATATGGTGTAATGGGTGCCGATAAATTAGTTTTTTTATCCCATGAATCAGAAATTAATGGTAAAAAAATTATTTTGGACGAATCAACAGCGGTTAAGTTGGAACAAGGATTTTTAGCTGAAAGTGTTTTACCATATACTAATTCACTTGTGAGAGGTGAGGAACTGATCAAATTTATGAATTTAATTGTAAAATTTTTGATCAGTCATGTCCACGCATTTCCTGGTTTACCACCAGTTCCTGTTGCAACTGACGGGACTTCAAGTGCCAAAATACTAACAGAACTACAAAACGCAAATAAAAAGATCCTCAATCAAAACATTAGGATTAATTAATTGTTTTATTGATATTTATTGTTAAAAGATTATGTCCATACATAGGTCATATTTTAACAAAAATAATACGATATTATTTGAAAGTACTTTAAATACCGGTAGAAATCCTGTAACGGATATCTATTACGGATCTAATAGAGAAAGTATTTCACCTCAAGGGTTCAGTAGATTTATATTCAATATAGATTTTACAACATTATTTCAAAAGATTTTAGATGGTACTATAAGCACAAGTTGTGTTGATAATTTGACACATACATTGACGATGACCAACACAATCAAATTCAATGAGGAACTTTTGAATTCATTTAATTCAGACGAAAGAAAAAGAGCCAGTTCTTTTGATTTGATATTATTCAGAATACCAAAAACATTAGGTGTAAACGGAAACCCACAAAATTGGGATGAAGGAGTTGGTTACGATTTCAATGATACTAGTAGAGCTCTTAACAACTTTGTTGGTGTACAATTGGTCACAGAACCATTAGTTGACAATCCTGTTTCTGATAGGCCTTCAAATTGGTACCAAAATACAAACTTGGATTTTTGGTCTGAGGAAGGAATGTATAGTAATAAAAATACTTCATCATTTGTCAATTATGATGACTTAGTAATTGTAGATATTCAACATTTTGATAAAGGAAATGAGGATATCAATTTTGATATGACCAATGAAATAAATGGAATTATCAACGGATCTATAACCGACGTAACCGGATGGGGTATAGCTTTCAGACCTGAGTTTGAAAACATTACCGGACTTACATCTAACTATAGTGTTTCATTTTTTACAAGACACACACAAACTTTTTACGAACCATACCTGTTGACAACATATAATGATTTAATAGAAGATGATAGAAATTTATTTGTTGAAAATACCCCTAACAAACTTTATTTGTTCGCATATATCAATGGAGATTATGTGAACTTAGATGAGAATCCTTCAGTAACTATTTTAGACCCCAATGGAGACCCTATTCCAACATTAATAGGTCTACCTACATGTAGAAAGACAAAAGGGGTTTATGAGGTTCAAATTCCTCCTATAAATGGATTTAAAACCCCTTGTCAATTTTCTGATGTTTGGTCTAATGTAAAGTTGAATGGTGAATTATTACCTAACATAGAAAATGAATTTACATTATTACCTTATAAAAACAAAATAATGTTGGGTGTTCAATCTAAAGAACCTGAAATTTATGGGTTTGATTTTTACGGAATAAAACAAGATGAAAAAATATTGAACACTGATATCAGAAAAGTGGGGGTAGTAATCAAAAAAGCTTACACAACCAAACATCTACTTCAAAATGTGGATGGATTTTATAGAATATACGTTAGAGAAGGAAACACAGAAGTTCAAGTTCAGGATTGGACCAAACTTAATAGGACCACTAACGAATACTACTTTATATTTGACACAAGAGATAAAATACCAAACGAGTATTTTGTAGATATTAAAGTAAACACAAGTGGGATTGTAGATACTTATAAAAGAACAATAAAATTTCAAATTGTAAATAAAAAGTAACATGAAGAAAAAACCTATAAATCCATACGATTTCAAGTATAAAAAAAATGATGAAGATTTATCATCGGAAGATCCTTTAATTTATTCTATTGACACATCTGATACAATAGACGATGAAGAAACTTATGACACTGAATTTGAAAATGATTCCAATGACTATGATACACCGGAAGGTTATGAAGCATTTGACGATTACGATGAAGAATTCCAAGACAAAATGAGATCTAAAGGACGTAATTACAAACAAGCCATCGGAGGTAGAAGTGAAAAATGGAAAGAACAAAAACCTTACTCTCCAATAAAATCTGATGACCTACCTTTAGACAAATATTTAAAAATGAAAGGAGAAAAACATGTTGAAGAAAGTTATCTTCAAAAAGTTATCAAAAAGGTTTTGAAGGAACAAAGAAACGATAGATACATGTTTTTCCAAAATTTAGAACAAATCAAAAGACAATGTGATTTGTTATTAGATATGGATGAAAATATGATTTCACAAGTTTTAGAAAATGGTCATGATTGGGCTCAAGATCATGTTGCAACTGCCAAAGAGTCAATAGACCAAGTATTTGATTTTCTGACAAACGAAGCCGACACGGATTTTGATGTGATATCTGATGACTCTGATATGGTTTCAGAAGGAAGAAAAAAAACAGGAACCAAATTATGTGCTAGAGGTAAGTCAGCAGCAAAGGCTAAATTTAAAGTTTACCCCTCAGCATATGCAAACGGATACGCTGTACAAGTTTGCAAAGGAAAAATGCCAGGAACTGATGGTAAAAAAAGATGTTCCCCACCTTATTGTTAAATTAAAAAACCCCTCTTAAACGAGGGGTTAATTTTTTATTCAATTCCCATTAGTTCAAGATCAAAAATCAAAGTTTTTCCGGCTAATGGATGATTACCATCCAAAATTACCGACTCTTCTTTAATCTCTTTAACTAAGACATTTACAGGTCCTTGTGGTGTTTGAGCTTGTAAAGTATGACCAACCTCAACATTTTCAGGAACCTTGTTTTTAGGTACTTCAATTACCATCTGTTCATTTAATTCACCATAAGCATTTGATGGTTCAATTGTAATTGTTTTTTTAGAACCAACTTCCATATCAATTAAACCACTCTCAAACCCTTTAATCAATTGATTTTGACCTAAAGTCGCTTTCAATGGTTGTCTGTTATTCAATAAAGAAGAATCAAAGACAGTACCGTCTTCTAATTTACCTGTGTAGTGGACACTAATTGTGTCTCCGTTTTTTACTTTTGACATATGTTTTTTTTTTAAGAATAACAAAAAAAAATTAGAAAAAGAAATTATTTTTAATTATTTTTTTTTAACTTTGATATATGGACAACAAAGAAATTGTAGGTTACATCCCAAGATTATTATACAAAGTTTATTTATTTTTAAAAAATAAATTTGATCATCCAAAACCCATTTCAGAAGAACAAATAATTTGTTTTGAAATCTGTAAAAAATTAATCCCTTTAAAAGACACAAAAATTACAAGCGCACCATTGTCAAATAAAAGATATTTGAAAAATGATTCTCTGAAAATGTTTGTTGTGATTGAAAACAGAATGGCGTCAATTATCAACGATAGTTATAGATACGATGTATATTTTGAGGAGGATAAATATTATTTTGAAATAATACAACTCATAGATAAAGAACAAGAAAGAAAAAGAATTGAATTGGAAGAGGAAATAAAATCAAACATTGAATATTCATTAAAAAATATTCTGAGTAATTTAGATAAACATACGTCTCAAAATATTTTTGATTAAATTTTCTAAAACTATATCCTCTGAAGTTTTTTTCTTTGGTTTGTAGGAAACCATGGTAGGTTTATTTCCTTTACCGATTTTGGGGTCTGATTTTTCGGCCCTTCTTTTTTGCTGACATGCAGATCTTTTTTGTGCATCAGTCATTTTAGCCGCAACACCCGCCGCTCTACATTTAGGATATGATCCCGGTTCTGCTTCAGGTCTACCACAAGGGGGATGTCCTCCACCTTCCTTTTTTCTACAAATATTAACCCATGGACCTTTAGGTTGACTACTTCCTTTTGGTTTTTTTTTCGTTCCGAACCAAACCGCAAGATCCTCATTCAAAGGTTTAGTTTTTTGTTTAGGACCATTTCCACCATTGATATTATCACCATCTGTGTCATTAAGAGTTGGGTGTTTTTTTAAATAGTTAGCAATTTTTTTTGATAATTTTTCCATTTGTGCGGCTTTCTTTTTTGAAACATTCAATTTTCCATCATAACTATCATGTGCGAGTTGAGGGTTGTCGTATTTGGAAACTTTTTTATTGTAGGGTTCTAATGTTTTTTTACCCCATAATTTCAGACCCATGACTAATGGGTTTCTATATCCACCAGCATTTCCGGCGGAAGTTGCTTCATTTATTTTCTTGAAATTATTAGACATTATTAAAAAAAATAGTTATATTATAAATATCTAATAAGTAATGTTTATGGATCACAAAGAGGAAAATATCCCAAATTATGATATCCCGATGGGTATACTATTTGATAATATCAATTTTTACAAAAATGAAGACATTGAAAAGTTTATAAATAATTTAACTTATGAACAAGCTTTATATTGTTTAATTCAGGCTGCCCAATCGGCCTATAAGAGAAATGCGTACTCATTATTAGAATCAGAATTATTATCTAAAGCTTTAAGAAAAATTTCTACACCAGATATTCAGGAAAATTAGTTATCTTTACATTCTAAATTTAAAAAAGATGAAAAAACAACTGATCACACTAGTATTCCTTGGATTCTCCTTCGTTAGTTTTTCTCAAGTCAGAAAACCAACAACTAATGATAATATCTACAATTATCTTTCCGAAATTTTAAATGTTAAAGTAAGTTTCTACTTATTGAATGGGTATAAAACAGAAATAAAAGATTCGTTGAGGTATGAACTTTCAATGATAGGAGTTTTGGATACTTTAAGTAACAAATATTCTTATTATTGCAATGAATCTCTTGATTCATTATTTAAAAAAAATAATTTAACATTTCCATTAACGATACCATTAAAAAATGTTGCAACTCAAGAAACTAATTTAGTTGTACTATCTGTTAGAACCCACTCAAGAAGAAACTGTTCAATTGATTAATTTATTTACAAATTATTTGAAACTCCCAGTTAGTATTACCATTTGGAGCAAAGTTGATTACTGTTAGTTTTTGTGGTTTTCCCGGTGTATCCACTTTGATTGGTCCGACACTGAATCGTGGGCTAAGAATATCACCATTCAGATAACCCCATGGAAATTCATCACCTAACTCTTTCAATAATAAGTTTAAATCATTATTTTTTCTTTTTGAATTATGGTAGTTTGACATTGATGTCCACCAACTATCATTTTTATATGGTGAATTTAAAAACAAATTATGAAAAGAAGTAATATTCCAACTGTTGAACGCCGAAATTAAGTTTCGTCTTAAAAATGTTATGTCAGGTATAGTTATTGAATACCCTTGTGAAGATAAGGTTTCTGGTAGATTTGTACCATATTTTGTTCTTAATGCAGTTCCTAAAAATATTCTAGTCCATGGAGCGTCAACACCTCTGAACTTTCCAGAATTATTTTTGAAGTTAGTATTTCCATCCAAACTAAAATATAATATATCTGGCATGTCGTATGTATAGCCATCTATTGTGAACTCACCTTTTTCAATGGTTAATTCAGTATCTATTGATACTGTAAAATCCTTTGTCACATCTCCAAAACCTTGTAATCCGGAGGATGTTAATGATTCTTGACAACTTAAAGTATTACCGGTAGTTCCTGTTAGTGGAATTGATGTTTTTTCTCCGATACCTTTAATTTGAAATCTAACAAATTGTTCTTTTTCATATAGAGGTATTTTAGCTTTATCTGTATGATCCCCACTACCGGGTCCTCCATATGGTGTTGTACCAATTTCGATTTGATTTACATCAGTTGGAGCATTAATTACTAAAACCCCGTTTTTTATTTGTTCGGGAAAAATTTCTTCAAAATACTTTTTAACACTATTTGCTCTTGCCAATGCTAAACTTCCTTGTTGTTTAAATTTTTCTGGGTTTGTAACTCTAGATTCTCCACCTTCAATTTTCACTTCAAATTTAGAATAAGATGTGTTTTCCGAAATAAATTTTTCAATTTGAGGTTTTAATTTTTGTATGTCTGCTTTAACGGCTTCCGATTCATAATCGGCATATCCGAAATGTTGACCCAAATTCACAGGTCCAAATTCCGAAGGATCTGGGTTTTCAGTTTGTTCAAATATTAAATATTGTTTTTTTGTTGCCGTTTCATGCAATCTCAAAATTCTATTTTTTTCTTCTTGAGATACCTCAAATAAGTTTTTTATCATAACAATTATTTTTTAATAAATACTTTATTATTTAAAAATAACTATATTATATTTATAATAAAACCTTAGTTATGGAAAATTTATTATCTTTAACTTGGTACATTGATTCTCCATTAGATTCAGAATATAAAGAATATTTACTTTTTTCATATCTACAAAAAGTGGATTATGATTTCCATAATAAAGTTTTATCACCTCATCTACTTCATTTAGAGAGAATTATTGATGAACTAATTGGATTTGAATCCTCCTTTTCTAAAATAAAAATCACATTTGATAAAAACAGATATGTTTTTTTTGAAAACATAAAATTGGAAGGTGAGAACAACGAAATTTTATATGAGATAAAAGATCTGATTTCCTTTTCTATACCACAAATAGAACCTAGAATAAATTTAGGTTATAAAATACTTAAGAAATATAATCAAGTTTTATATTGAAAACTATAAAATTTTGGTTTCAGGTATCAATACAATGAATTTACCTTCATACCCATCATATCTCAAAAGTTTTATAATATAATCTAAAAAATTATGAGCTAAAATTAAAATATAGTCAACTTGAGAGCGTTTCAATTCTTCTCTTGAAACTATTTCAATACCAGTACCCGGGATAAATTTATTTTGTTTTATATAAGTATCATCAATTACATAATCTATGATTTGATAATCAATTTGAGCGGCATTGAGAAATACACAACCTTTAGCCGCCGCTCCGAAACCGGCTATTTTATAACCTTGATTTTTCAATGAAACTAAAAAATCTTTAGTCTTTTCAAATTTATTTTTTATTTTATCCCCCCATTTAACATAATCCTCTAAAGTAAACTTTTCATTTTCTAATATAGGAGGAATACTATAATCACAAGGTTGGAAAGCTTCGCCTAGCTCTCCTTTATGGGATATTAATAATCTCATTGTTCCTCCGTGAATAGGATATTGTACTGCTTTTATAATCCTTAAATTATATTTATCAAATAATTTAGTTAATGGTTCTACTAAATAATAATAGATGTGTTCATGATATATTTGATCAAATTGATCTGTTTCCATACTTTTTTTCCAATATGGGAATTCTAAACACCAAATCCCGAATTTATCTAAGCTCAAAGAAATTCCTTGAACGAAACTTTCTATAGGTTTAGTATGTTGGAAACAGTTAGTTGTTGTTATCAATTTGAATTTACGATCAATTGATTGAGCTAAATTTGAATTCCAAAATTGATTCAGTGATGGTATACCATTTTTTTCGGATTCTATAGTAAGGTTTTTTGATGCATCAATATTTAAAACATTTAAATCAGGTTTAAAACTTAGAAAAGTTTTTAATAAAGTTCCATCATTTCCACCAATATCTAAAATATTGTCACCTCCTTTCAATTGTAAATACGTATTCAGAAACCAAAACATTTCTTTACAATGTTCAATATATGGTTGAGAAACACTTGATTTATATAAATAATGATTATACAAAATTGTGGGATCCACTTCAATAGTCAATGTAGATAATTGACTCTTCATGAAAACTTGAACCGCCAATGGAAATTTATCACAATTTAGGGAATCCTCTCTTGTATTATTTAAATTATTTACCAAAGGCATTAAACCTAAGTCCAAATAAACGATTTTTTTATCGTCACCGGTTATTGGGCACTTATCTATTTCACAATAATTTATCATTTTTTAATAGAAAAATACTAACAATATAATAAATGTCAAATAAAAAAAAAGGGACAATTTCTTGTCCCTTTTGTTATTTGATTAGAGAATATTATCTCAACTCTTGTAAATCAAACGTTCTAACACCATCAACTTGAATACGTCCGTAGAAACGGTTGTTAACCATTTTCTTAGCGTATCTCGTCATAATACCCTTGATAGGAGTAAAGTTGAACGGATTGTACATTGTAGGTGTTAATTGAAGAGGTACATAAGGAGCGTAGATGTAACCTGTATCAAGAAGTGATGTACCTTTGTGACCCATCAATACTGTGTTTGGTGGGAAGTAAGGATCACGATATACTTGGTATCTACCTGCAAGAGTACCTACTCTTTCAATACCCATGTTGTACTGATCTTGCTCCGGAGAAGCGTTTGAAACGTGGAAATACTCTAAATCATCAAATATTGCACTGATTTCAGAAGAAACCACGATCCAGTTAGCACCACCTCTAAGAGTTGATTTGTGGATCTGTGCAGATACTTGGTTGATTGCTGTGATAAGAGTTTGGTTCCAATCTTTCTGAGTGTAAGATGTAGTAACACCGAGTCTTTTCCAACCGTTGTAATCCCATCTTAAAGTCCAAGCCGCGCCTTTTCTAAGATCTCTTAAGATTTCTCTATCAATCTCAGCAGCAACTTGCTCAGAAAGTAATGCTGTAAGTTCAGCTTCAGCGTCAATGTTGTGGAAAGCCGCAACGTCTTGAGCCAATTCAGGAGACCACTGAGCTCTTAACTTTCTTTCAGTTACAGAAACTGTTACTGATTCAAGATCAAAAGAAACCTCACCGATCTTATCTTCAAACTCAAGTTCTTCATATCTTCTGAAAACAGCTACGAAAGATGTTGCAGAAGCTGCAGATGTTACTGTAACTCCACTGTATCCATCAGGAGTACTTTGACCACAGTTAACACATACAGGACATTGAAGATCAACTTCAAGAATGATACATCCGTCAACACTACAAACATCGTCATATTTACCACCACTTGTATTAGGCCAAGCAGTTGTTCTTGTTTCGTAGTTAGGATTAACGATACCTTTACCATATTTCTGAGTTACAACTCTGAAAGGAAGAGCACTTGCAGTTGTATCAACACAACCTGCAACAACATCCAATCCGGTACCTGCAACAACATGAAGATCTGACAAGAAGCTTTCTGTATCCATTTCAGAACCATCAGGTCCGATTAATTTACCATAACCAGTGTCGTTGAAACCGCACATTTTGATTAGGATTTTTCTGTGTTCACCTGTAAGAGAATCAGTTGGAACTAAGTCACCATTTGACCATTCAACAACTGTAGTAGTAGCCGTGATAGCTGTCCACTGACCTTTAGAATAATCAAAAAGACCACCAGGATTTAATGTTGGTTCAGAACCTTCATAAAATAGATCATAAAGATTTTTCTTATAAGCTGAAGCACCTTCGTAACCTGCGTTAGCATCACCAGGATAGTTACCTGGAGATCCGATTGGAGCTCTGTGTTCACCACTTCTGTTAGCGGTTCCTCCACTGTATCCCTGAATTTTAGGAACAAAGTAGAATAATTTACCGATAGGTAAGTTCATTGCTTGTACAGACACGATGTCGTTAGCTAAAAGTTTAGAGAATACTCTTCTTACGATAGGAAATACAACTGTTTCAAAAGAACCAGAAGAATCTGTCGCAGAAGCTTCGTTGATTAAGAATGATGCTTGGTTTTCATATAACTGAGCAACGTTCTCTTTAAGGTGACCTCTAAGACCCTCTAAGAATCCTAATTTGTCCCATTTGCTAATTGTGTCTTCTTTGATAACTTTAAGGTGTTTTAATCCAATATTACCAACGAGACCACTTTCTAATAATGCACCCATTTTGTTTTTATTTAATTTTTAGTTTATTAGTTTTTGATGTTCATTTTGACCATCAAGTCTTTCATTCTCATAAATTGAGGATTTTCATAAGTTTTTGACTCAATTAAGTTAGTCGCAGAACCTGACGCCGGAGTTCTTTCAATCTGTTCTTGGATTGCCTCTTTTGTAGGTTTGTTACTAGTTTGAGATGAAAGTTCATCTTTTATTGTTTTGTAAAGAGATTTTGACTCTTTTAAAGTTTCAACTGAATCAAATCTTCTTAAGATATTGATTTTTTCTTGTTTAGTTGTTGAATGCTCGGTAAACAATCTTGTTGCGTAAGCCAAATTAGAATTAAAAACTGCAACTTCATTTAATTTGCCTCTGAATAAATTAAGAGCTTTTCTGTACTCTTCATTCTTCTCTCTTAACAAATTTAATTCAACTTCGTTAGATTCAACTCTAAGATGTCTTGGAGCCGCTTTAGGTTTTGGTAATCCTTTTTTTCCAAAATATCTACCAGCACCTAAAGTTCTTGAAGCTTCTTTTGTTTCAGACTTTTTAACTATTTTATTCTTACCCAATTTACTACCGGCGTTCTCACCATCGGAATACTTAAACTTTTTAGCACTACCCGTACCAACGGATTTTGGACCTTCTTTCATGTGTTCATCAAAACCACCTGATTGAGTTTTGTACTTAAAAGTTGGTTTTCCTTTTTTGCGTTTGAAACCTTCTTCTACTTTTCCATAATCATCTTCGTTTTCGTCTTCGTCTACTTCAATTTCGTAAACAATTTCTTCTTCATCTTCTTCAGATTCTTCAAGGTCATATTCCCCATCTTCTTCAGATTCTTCAAGGTCATATTCCCCATCTTCTTCAGATTCTTCAAGGTCATATTCCCCATCTTCTTCAGATTCTTCAAGGTCATATTCCCCATCTTCTTCAGATTCTTCCAAATCATTTGTATCACCCATTTCAATTTCGTAGACGATGTCTTCTTTTGCAATCATCGGAGAATATTCATCATCCTCATCATCAAAGAACGTTTCTTCAGAATCCATTTTCATTTTACCCATAGGTTTAAATTTATGATCATCGTCATTATTTCCCATGAGATCAATTTCATAATCATCATCTTCATCATCATGAAATTCAGAGAAATCAAAATTTTCTTCTTCTGATTCGCCCATTTGAATTTTATACTCAACATCTTCATCGGTATCTTCAAGATCTATAATATTACCATCTTTTTTGATAATAATACCATCATCTTCACCCATACCTTTGAATACTTTGAGTATTTCTTCATCTGAAGCCTGAGTTAAGTCAATTGGTTGATCAACATCGGTATCCGTAGGTACTTCAAATTCATCTGAATCTTCATCACCCGGCATTTCCAAATTGTCTTCAACATCAACTTCAACATCTTCTTCATCTTTGAAACCAACTGATGGTTCTTCATCTTGTTCCATCAATGATTCTTTTACTAATTCTCCGATTTCTTCTTTCATTGTAGATTGAAGTATTCCTTTTGCGTTTTCAGAAATAACATTTTCCAAATCTTTCATTTGGATTAATGTTTCTTCTACTAAAGATTTTTTTTCTGCCATTTAATTTTATTATTTTCAATAAATATTACAACTTATCAAAAAGTACAATCTTTTTATTTTTTTGTACTTAAGAGAAGTTATATCCGGTTTATTTATCATATAAATATTTCCAATAATAAAAAAAGGAGAGTTAACACTCTCCTTTGTAAAAAAAATTAATTTTATTAGTTAATCACTTCATCAATTTTACTTTCCGCAACTGATGTGATTCTCCATTCTTGACTAAAACTTTCATAAGCTTTAGTAACTTTAGCTTCAACATCTGTTACAGAATAACCTCTTACTAATTTTTCTTCTCTGATTTTTTTAATTTTACCAGTTGCTTCATCCGGTAAATCATACTGAATTTTTGCTACAAAATACTTTTCTTCCATAATTTATTTTTCAAGAAATGTAGACAATTTTTTCATTAAATCAAGCGACTTATCGGTCTGTGAACTATCAAGAGGAGATATTCTACTTTGTTTCATCTTGTTTTCTTCCTCCAAATTTTCTTCATATTTATTTCTATCTTCCGCGTTCAAAAACAAATAAGCACCTGGTGTAGATGGAGAAGACACAAGGTCAAAACATATAAGTTCAAAATCATCCTGTACTTCATTTTGATCTCCTTTCTTAGCCAGTGATCCAACACCTCTTGATGAAATTCCTAATGTAACCCCTTGTCTAAGATAGTTTGCTGCGATATCCCCTTTACAAGAAATTATACCTCTCTCATGAAAACCCGGAGATGTTAATAATTTCAACTTTCCCATCAAAATATTACCTTCCCACCAAACGTCACTAATCATATGTGAAACTCTATCAAGATCAATTAATGAAGATTCAGGGTGATTTAATTCTGAAAGAGCGGTTCCTTTCTGAATAATTTTTTTATAGTTATCAGCTTCCCTTTTCAGAATCTTTTCAGGATAAATTCTTCCGTTTCTATTTGGTGTATTATACTTTTGAAGAACAGCATAAAACTCAAAAGGTTTGGAATAATCTAAAAAATTTTTAGATTCCTTAATTATTTCAATGTTGTATTTATCTGTTGGGGAAATATAACCCGCGTCATACTCAACTAATATTCCTTTACCTATTTCATTTGGGCCTAGTATTCTCATTTTGTTTTTTAATATAAATATATTAAAAGTTTATTAATTCAATTTTCTCTTAATGCTTTGTCCTTTTTAGTTAAAGAAAATGTATAAGTTTCAGATGTGATGAAATTTTTTTTGATGATGTAATCACAAACTTTTTTTATTTCATTTTTCAATCTGTATGATTTAAAATCTTCTTCTTCTTTCAAGTAAAAAAAACATTCTAAATTAAGGAATGATTTTTTTCCCATTTGTATACCACTTGATCTTAGATCTAAATCAACTATAAATTTTTCGTTGAATAGGTTTTTATCAAGTATGTCCAATATTGAATGTTTGATTTGTCTTGATAGAAAATTTACGGATCTTGTTGGAGAATTTATTTCTTTTTTAGGTTCAGCCCATGTTTGAATTGTGAGATAAACAGATTTTAAATTTTTTGAATCTACGGTGCCATAATTTATTTTGAATGATTTATGTCCGGTCAATTTAGAGTTTTTTCCTTTTTTCATTAATTTTCATATTCATAAAGTTTATTTTAAAAAAAATATGAAAATAAAACATCCATGTCAAAAAACTTCAGTATATTTATATATAAAAGTTATTTAATGTTTATAATAAATTTAGATAAAAACTTAACATTAGAAAAAGCCTTGAAAGTTCTGAAACAGAAGGTCATTAAATCTAAACAAAACGAATTGTTAAGAGATAAAAAAGAATTCACGAAAAAATCTGTAGTATTAAGAACTGAAAAAAAGAAGGCGATTTACAGACAAAAATTAAAATCAAAAAGTTTATAAAGTTTCGTTCAAACTAATTAACTTAACTAAATTTAGCGGATTAATATCTTGACTTTTGATTTTATTTATAGTCTCATTAATTTTACCTTTTATTTCTTCATTTGAGTTTTTCTGAATTTGATCTAATTTTTCTATAACAATTTCACTTATCACCTCATATCTTTTTTTCAAATCTGATTCGTTCAGTGATTTATATTTCTTTATCATGTTCAGATCTGACTCATTCAACTCAGATAGATATTTTTCTAAATTTTGATTTGCAACATTTACCATTTCAGAAAGAGAAATATTGATAGTTTCTTTTTTAATCTTCGGTTTTTTAAGTTTTTCAATGATAATAGTTTTAGATTTAATTCTATCTTCTATTAATACTGAACCTTTGTTTAAAACTTTATCTATAACTGTATAATTGTTTTCAGTTTTAACATCGCTTACCCATTTCTCTAAAAGAAAAAAACTTTTTTCATCAACCTCTAATCTATTATAAAGATCAATACATTCCTCCAAAAAATCTTCAGCAAATCTGTCTGAATAATTTTTATTATCATTTAGTTCGTTATAGATATGAAACGCTTTACTTAAGCTTTCATTACTTAAAACAATTTTTTTAAAATTAGCTATTTCTTTTTTGAAAGATTCATTCAGATAAGAATCTGCTAATTTTTTTTCTATTTTGGATTTTAATAGTCCGAATTCCATATTGTAATTTTATTAATAAATATTAACTATTCAAAAGTTTTTCCAATTCTTTTTCCATCTCACCCAAAGAATTTTTAGCTTTGGATAAATCTATCAGCAAATCATCACTTAAAAAATCATCATTTTCCAATAAAATGTTCAAATTATCTTTCTTTGATTCGGGTGTTAATTCACCACCTGGAGGCGGACCACCTGGTTCTTCCCCGCCACCCGGAGGTTCGGGACTTGGTCCTCCTAATCCTGCAGGACTTGATCCTCCTCCACTTTCTCCACCACTAATAGATTCACCTCCACCTGTAGTACCGGAGGTAACACCGTATAACTTATCAACACCATCAAAAATTCCGGTTTTCATAATGACATTAGGAGTATTTTCAAGTTCTTTGGCCACCGCTTTTTCAATTCTTTGTTGTTGTATATCAAGTTTGATTTCTTCATCAGAGAATCCAAGAATATTCTTTTTCGCCCATGATTGTGAAACAGGTGCAATACCATCAATAGCTCCAACCGCATCTTTATATAGCGTAATTTTTTCTTTCCAAACTTCCACTTTCAATAGATCCGCTTGGCTAGATGGATTATTTAAAGTGAGAACAAAGTTTGATAATTCATCTTCAAAACCTAATAAAAATAAATGTATAATGGCTATTTTATTTAACTCCGCCAACATATTTTTTTGGATTCTGTTGATAGTTCTTGCAAACCTGATATCCTGTAAAGATAAATTTTTACCTTCTCCAGTGACTTCTTCAAACCCTAAGAAAGCTTTTGGAACTCTCAAAGCGGTTAATAATTTCTTTTGAATGTATTCAATATCTGCTATCTCAGATAGATTGGTACCTCCTGGTAAAGTTTCAATTGGCATAGTTTGTGCGGGGTCTCTAACCGGAATAAAATAATCCTGATCCACCGCCATTTGATTAAATCTCAAATCAACATTACCTGTTTTGTGATCCACAACCTGATCTCTTTTGAATTTGTTTGCAACACGTTGTACGTATTGTTCAACGTCTTTATCATCCATATTACCAACAAAAACCTTAAATACCCTTCTTTCAGGTGCTCTTGAGGTTCTGTAAATTAACATAGCATCTTCTGACAAAAGGAGCTGTTTCCAAATTCTTCTTGCCTTTTCCAACATAGAAGTTCCGTAAGGTAATTTTCTATCATCACCGAGTAATCTAAAGTGTGCTATCTCCCAAGTATTAAATTCTAAATCTCTATTTTTCCAATGAAACTTCAACGCTTTTTGTTCTGAATCACCACTATCCAAAGTTGATTTACCCTTCATACTTCTTTCAACTCTTTCAATTTCAATATTAGGAAGTTGCAAACAACCAACAACACCTTTCTCAGGGTCCAATTTTAGGTACACAAAATTGTCACCATATTTACAAGTATTTCTTGTCCACATTACAAGATTAGTATTGATATCAAGTGCATTATTAAACAAGTCCGCTAACACCGATTTAATTCTTTTTGATTCAGAATAAATTTGTAAGACATAACCATTCTGACTTGTTGTAGTTGATTCTTCAGCATATATATCTAACGCGGCAGATATCTCCGGTGTGTATTCCATGGATTCATAATCATAATACGAAGCCAAACGTGTCGGTTCAAAATAAACTCCTTGAACATAAAGATTATTTTCTATTTTTGTCCACTGATTGGCAAGATATACAGTCTGTTGAGCCTGTAATTTTTGTTTCTCGTACTCTTGTTTATTTGTGGTTTTGAGTAATTCTTTTTTATCATACCTGAACGTAGGATAATCTTGACTCAAAAGGGAATTTGGGCCAAAAGCGGTTGATAGCCTTTGCCAAATTGTCATATTTTTATTATTTTGTTCCATTCTATAAATTTAATATATCCTTTTTTTTAATAAATACTATCTCCTTCCACCAAATAACCACCCGTAAGTTTCATAATCTTTTCTAGTGGGTTCATTCATTCTTTGATTTCCCATGATAGGTCCGGCAGGTAATACAGGGTTGAATGATATTTGCTTACTACTATTTTCATTTGAATTTACTGTCCATGATTCAATCATGGCCTTTGTTTGTTCTCCAACTTTTTTGAGTTGTGAAAATGAGTTTTCACCAACATAAACAGCCATAGATATTCCCATAATCAGGTCATCGTGATGTCCTTTTTGATGGTCTGGTCTTCCGTTTATGTAAATGAAGGTGTTCATTTCATTAAACAATCTTTGACTATAAATTTTAAACCCGTGTCTGATTGCCTCTTCAAAAGCCGCAATAATCTGAACTCTTTTATTGTTGAAGTTTATGCCTGGTATTTTTTCAAGTAATTTCGCGTTGTATTTCCAAGGATTATTTGCTTCAATATTATCCACGTATAAATTCTTATACCCCATCTCTTGAAGTTTCCTTGCACTTGACACACCCATACCTCCGGTGATATCAATAACTATGAACGCGTTATACATCATTCCCCATTTATAAGCAATCTCGGCGGCAACATCCGGGGGAACCTTACCAAGGTATTCAAGGACCTGTTCTCTCTCGTCAAAATCAATTATAATGATAGATGTAAAATCCTCAGAATCTCCTCTTGATACGTCCATACCAAGAATATACTTATGATCAGCTTTCGGTTCTTTCCACATCCATAATGACCCACCCATCATTTTATTTTCAGGATCTTTGATGAAGTTTTGATGAATACTTTGCATTAATTTTGCATCAAATACATTATCACCGGATCCCAAAAAATTACACTCCAATTCCTGAGATACTTTACGTTTGTCAAACTTTAATTTTTTAACCATCCCTTCAAACCATGTTGAAGTAGGTTTATATCCATCCGCAATCTTCTGTTTTATCTCATCAAAATTCCTTTGTGTAAAACTCAGATGAGAATAATCTATAGTATCAATATTTTTATAATCTTCTCTATTCAATAGATAATGAATTAAATCGTCAACTTTGAGAAGTCTCAAATCTTTGGTATATCTTGGATCTTTAAACCAATACATCTCAGAAATTTTGAATTCATTCATAGATCTCAAGGCTTGATCGTATATCTCGTAATATATGGGGTCAAATCCATTAGGTGTTGAAATAACTATAACTTTACCACCGGTAGAAAGAGAGGCCATACAAGCCGCCCAGAAATCACTATCAGCCTCAATATACGCGGCCTCGTCAAATATCAGTATTGTTGGTGTATATCCACGAAGGGCATCTTTTGAGGTTGCTACCGCTTTAACTTCACAACCATTGTTCAATTTATAATGTCTCTGAGAATCCTTTTCTTTTGAAAAAGCGATACCAGTCCATTTCGGCCATTGTTCTGTAAATGAACGAACCTTATTTGCCATTTCAATTGCGGTATCTAACTTATTTGCAATTATTAGAATTTTTTCCGGTTTTTTCTTTTGTGCAAAAGCAATCTTTTTGGATATCCAAGCCGCGGTTACTGTAGATACTCCCGCTTGACGATATTTCAAAGCGATGTTTTCATTATACTTTTCATAATCCTCTAACAACGATTCCTGATCCGGAAAAAGTTCCAAAGGAACATATTGGGATACGGTATTATCGTATGTTTGTAAGTAAGTTTTTAACGCATATGGAGTATTTTTTACACACTTTGAATACTCCACAATTAATTGTTCTTTTGTTAGCCCCATATGTTATAAATATCAAAACCCCTCAAAAATGAGGGGTTTAATTGTTTTTTAAAAGATTATAGTTATTTAGGTCTACTGATACCTAATTTAGATAAGAATCCTAAATCATCATCATCGTCATCATCCGGACCTTCATCCTCGCCGTCAGTCGTGGTTAAACCACCCTCTTCATCATCATATTCACCTGTTGCCTGATCGTACTCTTGTTGTTTTAGTTCCGAAACAATTGTGTCAACTAAATCTTTTATAAATTTAGAACCTCTTGATTCTCCCGCTAAAACTGATTTAGAAATGTCTAAAAACTCTTCGGCTGTCAACATAGAAAATCTTGAAATAAGATAATTCCTAATCATTTTCTGATCATCTTCAAACAATTTGTCAGGAAACGCTTCCAAAAATTTTTCCCAAAAAATAGGACCAAGTCTAATATCCCAAATTTCAGCAGGTAACGTATCTTCTGATCCAAGAACCATTTCAGATTGTCTTGGATCGTCAGGTAATCCGTGCGATGCTAAAATATCATAAACACCTTTTAATAACTCATGAACTAATATAGGAAAACTAGAACCTTTCGCTCTTACTGTCGGGGGGTCGGTTTGTAAATCAACTTCTTCTTGTCCGGCTTGACCTTGACCAGATGAAGCCATTTGTTGAACCATATCTTCCGGATATAACCAATAAAGATAATCAAGAGTTGACATAGAAAGACCATATAAATTACTGAGTTGTGGACTTATCGTATCTAATTCAGACCTTACTAACTCAAACATATAGTGTCCTTTTTTAGCCGCACCTTGAATGAGTGAATTCATGAATCTTCTTTTTGCCTTCTCCATATTAAATTTCTCAAAGGCGTCAACAAAATCTTCTAATTCACTAGTGTTTTCTTCAAAAGCATCCTTAATCTCTTCGTCCGTATATTCTTCGGCTTCACCTTGCATATCTCTAGCGGCTCTTAATGACCCCATAGGAACCAATTCCGCTTCAAAATTAATCTTTCCCTCAGGAATACCCATTTCTTGACGTACAAGTTCAACTGCTAATCTTTCAAGATAATCTTTGTTTCTCATCTCAATCATAGCAATATTTTGCATCATACCCATTGCACTCATCATCAAATTTTGAAACGCGTTTCTACCTCTCAAAGCTTGAGTGCTTCCGGCATATCTAGCAAACTTTTCTACAACATCCTTGAATCTTTTAGATGAAACAATTTGGTCAAAATTTTTGGGCCCTTCAGGCATTGCGGGATGTTTAGAATATGGAGTTTCACCTCTTTCTACTTTTCTTTGAATACTTGGATCAGGTCTAATGTCTCCGGGTAAATCTCCGAACTCCATTTGTTCTCTTGTGATTATTTTTTTCATTATTTTTTAAATTTAATTCCTAAGCTATTAAATGTTAACCAGCTTGGTAATTTTCTTCCAGCTTTTGGTTTTGGTTGTTTACTTGGAGAAGGTTTAAAAGGGTCATGTGGTTTTTCTCTCGGTGGAGTTTTAGTTCCAGGTTTGGTAGTTGGAGATGTTTTAGGTTTAGCCGGGGCATCCATTACCGCTTCATTACTTTCTTCTTTTTTTGCCTTTGGTTTTGGTTGTTTACTTGGAGAAGGTTTAAAAGGATCATGTGGTTTTTCCTTTGGGGGGGTTTTTGTGCCGGGTTTTGTTTTAGGTTTAGTTTTGGTATCAGATTCTTTATTTTCAGTCTTAACACCGAAAGAGGCTATTTTACCAATAGGTTTTTTTATTTGTTTTTTCTTAGCTTCCAACAATCTGACTAAATCTCCTTTTGTAATTTTCGGACTTAAATTTGTTTCAAGTAAAGATACGATTTTTCTTTCTAAAATGATATCAAAATAATTTTTTCCTTCTTTTAAAGATTCTCCAACCTCAGCCTTACAAGCTTCATATTTTTTTTCTTGAGAAGGTGTCCATTGACTTCTTTTAGTCGTTCCGAATTTTTTTCCTAATTCTGCAGTACAAATTGCAAAAGGATTATTTTTTGTTCTTTTACCTGATTCTTTAACTTCTGAATTATTCAACTCCAAAGTATTAGAATCAATAACTTTGATGGACCCCGCTTTATTAGTTGGTATAACGTCACCCGGTTTGAGTGCTGTCACCACCTTTTCTGTTGTTGATTTTGTTGTGACTTGAGCTTCATTTGCATTTATTTTTTTATTTTTTTTGATCAAACTCTTATGGAGTTGACCTAAATCTGATTCGCTTAAACGCAACAAAGTATTTGGTTTTAATCCAAATTTTATAAGATCTGCAAACTTATTTGTTTTCATATACTTCTGTTTTTTCAAATTGGAGAATTAAATCTCTCTCATACAATTTATCTTTGATTTCCTTTTCTGTTTGACCAAACCTGAATGTTAACCTTTTTACATTTGAAAAATCAATTTCTTCAGTTTCTTTTTCCCAAGCTAATGATATAACATCATCCATACTATCTATAAAACTAAAAAAATCCGAATTCTGAATCAAGTCAAGTTCAATATTTGTGTTTTTCAATATCCCTACCTTAGATATAAACTCTAATTTAGGTGGTTTTGGGTATCCTGAAGATGGTTTAGAATTCCACGTTTCATCCCAAATATTTTTGGTAGTATCTGAAAATATAAATTCGTAAATGTTATCCCCTTTGTAATTAGGACCTAAACTATTCACAAATATTAAATAATTCATATTACCTGTCCTTTTGGTGTAATTTTAAATTGTTTAAGATTACTATTTTCAAATACTAAATTTTTCTTATTAGACTTACCAACAAATTTTAGTTTAGGGAACTTTTCCATTAATCTTCTAGCCGAAACCTCTTGTAAAACAGATTCGGATAATCTTTTGATTTCATTGTTCAAGATACTTTTTCTTTTATTATTTTGCTCCCTTCTATTTTCACTAATAATCTTATTGAACTTTTTTTCAGATTTTGTTTCCACAAAATATTTTTCCAAAATATCACCTACTTTGTGTTCAAGAAACATCCCGTCAGCAATTGTTTTCAAATGAGTTACATCTACGTCATCATCCTCTTCTTTAAATTCATGAGGTGTTAAACTATTAGTAATTTTCTTTGAGACCATATTAGCCGCAGTGTTTCCCCAAAAATCACCACTTTCTTTCATTTCATGATAACCTTCCGTTGGTTCTTCAGGTTGATTTCCCATACCTTCCTCATCACCCATACCTTCCTCATCACCCATACCCATATTTTCTTCTTCAGGAGGTGCTTCACCATCTATATTACCTTCTTCTTCACCTTCTATTTTGGTTATAATTTGTTCCTTATCGTCTTCATCAAGATTTTCTAATTCAAGTGCGGATAAAATAGAGTTTATAACGTATTTAACATCTTTTGAAGAAAGTTGATTTTCCTCATCTGAATTTATAGTTCTCAGTTTTTGACCTAATCTACCTACAAGTTTTTGGATACTTTTAAAAGTCACAACTTCTTCTTGATCAGGTGATGATTCGTCTCCACCTTCATCCGGCATTGATTGATCTCCTCCTTCCTCTTCTTCAGGTGGCGCCTCACCTCCCATTTCTTCATCAGGAGGCGGTGGGGGCGGCGGAGCTCCTCCCATGTCCCCTCCCGGTGGAGGTGGTGGTGGAGGTGTTGATCCTCCCGCAGGTGGAGCTGGTGGTGGAGGTGGAACATTTTCTACTTCTTCGTCAGCCGGTGGAGGTGGTGCCGCTGCAGGTTTAGGAGTTTTCAAAACAAATTTCTTTTGTTCAAACAAAGAAATACCTTCTTCATTTTCGTATAAAGTATTTGTTTCTTTAGCCATCAAATTCAATCTTTTTAAAGCTTGAGAATAAGATGGATAATATTTTCTGTGTTTCATAGGATCAATATATTCCGCAACAGATTCACTAATAGTTCTTTTAATAATGTAACCTGTTTTTTCTTTAACAATTTGATATTCATTACCATCTGCTAAAGTAATTCTATACTGATCTTTGGATGTTTCATTAACAGGATTTGGAATGTTTTCATTATATCTTGAAATTTCCAAGATTCTTTTGATTTTATTCATTCCATCTAATTTTTCACTACCTAATGCTTTTAAATCTCCCATGTTATTTTTATTTAATTTTTTAGCTGTTTAATCCGTTAGGCCCACCAATTACAACCATATCAAGTTGTATAATTGAATTATTTTGACCGTCTGTATAGGTCGGATGTGGAGCATCAATTGCGGTTACAATTGTACCCCCTGAACCATCAGGGCACTCATAACAAATTTTTGATGTGAATGTACCGGCACTTATTGTTGTTGGCATAACGAAATATTTCTATATAAATATATCAATATATTAATTTGTCATTTTTAGTTCATGCATAGATAAAGATTTATCCAACATTTTATCTTCAAAATCAAATAATTTTTCTATATATCCATTCCTTCTTAAAACTTTGAAAACTAAATTCTCATCAGAAAATTCTCCTTTTTTATCTAATCCACTTTTTCTGAATTTTTTAAGTTTTTCCTTATACTTTTTTATAAACTCTTTAGCATCATCCAAATCTTTTTTTGATGCGTTTTTGATTACGCATTCAATAGTTTGCATCCATTCGTTTACTTTCTTAATAATTTTCTCGTCGTTTATTTTAACGGAAACTTTTTTTGGTTTTTCAATCCATTCATCATACAAAATTGAATAAAGACCCGTTGCGGTATGAGGTTCATCAATATCTTGTACATAAACCTCAACATCAAATCCTTTTATTTTAATATTATGTTTGGTATTGAATAATATCTTTTTAAGATTGAATAATTCTTTATATAGTTCTACTTTATCTTCCGGATATTGCGAATAATCAACTATAAGGTGAAGATCAACATCAGAATATTTTGACCAATTATAGTTTGCAAGAGACCCTGTAAAATGTACATCGCTAACAAACATGTCTACACCTATGAACTCAATAAACTGATATGATATCTCTAAAAGAGAATCCCGAATATCAGATTTGATCTGATTATCGGGACCCCAAACTTTCGGATTCAAATTATCTTGAATCTTGAAACTTTTAATTATTTCGGAGTTTTTTTCCATATCAAATAAATACTCCGAAATTGTTATTTCAACAAGCTATAATATTCTTTGAAATGTTTAATTCTATCAGGTAATCCGATAGTTCCGCCATTTACTCTTTTGGTGATTGCGGTTACATCCGCATCGGTAGCTCCTTTGTCTGCCACAGAATTTAATCCGTTTTTACTCCAAAACCATGCCGCGGAAAGTAATGGATATTTCGTGGCAACTAAATCCGGATTTTCTAATATGTTTTCAGAAACAACTTTATCAAATTCAGTATAGTTAGCCTTACCTGTTAATTGGATATATCCTCTACCGCGAAATTTATAACCTTCTTTTGTTTCCTCACCGCCATTTCCCATTCTTCCACCATAAACTCTTGATGCAATCTTCTCAGGATTTCTCTGATATTGTTCTGCAAGAGCTTGAGTTGGGAAATACTTCTTAAATGTGGTAAGAAGACCTTTCGCACCGTAATTGAGGTTTTCATTTACGGCTTTGAATCCGGCACTTTCGTGACCACACTGAGCCAAGAAGTGAGCAAGTCTCAAACTTGTGTTTATGTTAAATTTAGCCATAACATCGGGAATCTGTCCGATAACTGCGTCAGGGATGTGCCCCTTCAATTTGTTCAAATCCATTTTTTTGTTTTTAGTTTTTGTTTATTACTCAGCGATTTCTTCACTAGTTTCTTCTTCTTGTTTTTTTGCGGTTTTGTGAACAATATACTTGTCCACAGATGCAATACCAAATGAACCAAGAGTTAAGATCAAAAATGAATTGAAAATAAACTCGGTAACTAACAAAGGTTTACCCATGTAACCGGTTACTAAATCGGTAATTGCGAAAAGAACCATAACAACAAATGACGCAAAACCAACTATAGATTTTTCGTTGATGTCGTTCTCATCTCTAAATAGATTGTAAAAGAATTTTTTCATAGGATACGGATTTTTTTTTATTTTTTATTGACTTATTCCGGTGATAAAAATGGTTAACCATACGGCTAATGCCGATACCACACCAATAACTACAGTTTGTTGAACTTTCTTATCTTCAAATTCCATCTTTTTATATTTTTCAATTTCTTTGTAGTAAACATTGTTCAACATTAAACTTTGCTTCAAAGAATCTTGAGTAATTAACAAATTCCTATTTGTTTTAAGTAAAGATTCATTTGTCAATCTTAAGTTTTCTTTATTTTGAAAAAGAGACAAATTAATTAATTTGATACTATCTTTCATTTGGAAAAATTTGTTATCAATCTCCTTTGCTTGAGATGATGTCATAATAACAACCTCTTCTCCTTTAATAATCTTCGTTGTCGGATATTGTGCGAATGATATATGGCTGGCCACGATCATTGTCAATATCATAAAGTATTTTTTTAAGTTCATTATTTTCTTCTTTTAATTGTTTTATTTCTTTTTCCATTTTTGCGATCTTCTTTACGGTTTTTTCGACTTTCCCTGTAATAGTTGAATCGCTTTTTCTACTTGCCCCTGCAACAAGGGTAATATTTTCTTGACTTTTATTAATAATTGAGTCAAATTTTGTATCTGTTTCATTTTCTACGATTTTTTCTGTTTTATCAGAACCGCAACCAATTAATAATAAAAACAATAATGTGTATATTAGTTTCATATTATTTAATTTTTCCAAGTTCTTGTAATACGTTTATTTTTGATGCCAATGCGGCGGAGGTACTATCTGACTTACGAAGTTGGTCAGTTAGAAGATTTAATTTACCCTCTAAAAGTTCAATTTTTGAATTTTGTCTTTCTTGAATACTTGTATTTGACATTTTAATATCAACATAAAGGTATCCAACTGCAATAATACAAATGAACATTAACCCTTTAACGGGGTCTTTAGAGAATTCTTTGAAGGAAATTGGAGGTTTAACCGCACCAGCTACGGTTTCAGCTGTAGATTTAGCTCTAGCCATTTTTCATTAGGTTTTTAGGATTTATTTTCATTAATAAATATTCAAAACCCTAAAAAAGACTTTACAAAAAATTATATTTTTTTATAATTGAACTTTTTTGAAATTTCTGTGTTGAAAAATTTACCTTGGGATTCCGACATCCTAAACTTGGTGTAAACAGAATGAGGGACATCTTCATATTCATATGTGGCTCCATTTTTAAATTCTGCCAACATTTTTTTTGTTTCCGTATCATATTCGGTTCTGACTAAATTAGAAGACTGAATCTCATTTATTATTTTAGTACCTTTGATTTCTTCTTTTATTATTCCCATAGTTTTTTATTAAAAATAATAACCCATCTTAAAAATATAAATATTTATCTAAGTATGGTTAATGTTAAAACTCTTTTTAAAGTTTTTGATAAATACGGCGGATATCCAAATCCAAGATTACAGGAAATATGTAAATATTCCGGGTTTGATTGTGAGGAATTACTTCCAAGTATGGTAGAAGAATTTGGTTATGAAAAAACTAAAGAAATAATTTCTGAGGGGTTACGAAAAGATTTCAATAATAAAAAATTAAGGATTGAAATTGATACTCGTTTCGGTGAAGGGTTTTTAGAAATAATTTACATAAGTTCCAAACTCGTGAAAACAAAAGACGGCCCTGAATTTCATTTAGAATATTCTTATGGTAATAGTAAAATTCCGACAATAGATAATGAAACTGAAGAAGAAGAGTTCAAAAAAATTGAAGATGTTATATATGACAATCCTTACGAAGGAATTGAAGAAGATACCGAACAATGGGTTATAACACCACATTTTTATGAAAATTATGGGTTTGTACCGATCTATAAACTCACAAATTAAAAAACCCGTCTAATCCGACGGGTTTTGATTTTAAAGAAGGGAGATTCTTTTCTTTGGTTCCGGTTTTTTTAGATTCGGAACGAAGAGTGTAAGAATTCCGTCCTCAACTGTAGCTTCTAATAGAGAAGAGTCGTATCCCTCACCAATTCTGAATCTGTGAGAAATAGTCTTAGTTTTTTCTTCACCTTCAACTTTATAATTTCTTTTTCCTTCAATTTCAATAACACCATTCTCAAATTCTACTTTGAGATTAGTCTTATTGAAACCTGGTACTTCAAAAAAGCAGTAAGCACCATCTTTTGTGTAATTTACTTCATACTCATTTGAAGGGACTTCTTGTAAACGAGTTCTAACATTTACCGGATTATATCCGAAGAAGAAAGAGTCAATTAAGTTTTCAAAATTTCTGTTTCTCATAATTTTTTTTTGTTTTTTATAAATTTATTTTTTATTTTCATATAAGTCAACTAAATTTGTGCCGTATCATAATACTATGACATTATGTCCTATATAACGACAAATTGTCAATATTGTATTTTTAGAATAAATTTTGTATCGTTAATAAAAACAAATGTTGTATGACAGAATCAATGGATAATGAAAACAAGAGGGAGTCAAAAAAAACAATTGACTCCAAAACACCCGCGTTAGATAACTTCAGTAGAGATCTAATTAAATTAGCGGAAGAAGGTAAATTAGACCCCGTAGTTGGGAGAGATAAGGAAATTTTGAGGATTGCTCAGATCTTATCAAGAAGAAAGAAAAACAACCCCATTATTATTGGTGAACCGGGTTGTGGTAAAACGGCCATCGCTGAAGGATTGGCAATGAGAATTTATGAAGGGAACTGTCCAAGAAATTTATCTGACAAAAGAATTCTGTCTTTGGATATGACCTCTATTGTTGCGGGAACAAAATATAGAGGACAATTTGAAGAAAGGATGAAAGTTATCATTGAGGAGCTTCAAGACAACCCTGATATTATTGTATTCATTGATGAAATTCACACCATCGTAGGTGCGGGTAATTCTTCAGGATCATTAGATGCATCAAACATCTTCAAACCTGCTCTTGCTAGAGGAGAAATTCAATGTATTGGAGCAACTACTTTGGATGAATATCGTAAGAATTTTGAAAAGGATGGTGCTCTTGAAAGAAGATTCCAAAAAGTCATTGTTGATGGGGCATCTAAAGAAGAAACATTGGAAATTCTGAGAAATCTTAAAAGTAGATATGAAACTTTTCACAAAGTAAGTTTTAACGAAGAGGTCTTAAACGCTTGTGTGAATTTGGCGGAAAGATATATCACAGATAGAGAGTTTCCGGACAAAGCAATTGATATTTTGGACGAAGTTGGAGCAAGAAGTCAGGTAGATATTAAACTTCCTGAAGTAATTGAAGAATTAAAACAAAAAGCTGCCGAAATTAAACTTCAAAAGATTGAAGTTGTTAAAAAACAAAAATTTGAAGAAGCCGCAGAACTCAGAGACAAAGAAAGAAAGGTTCTTCTTAAATTAGACGAAGAAAAAAAGAAGTTTGATAACGAATTGATTGAGAAAAAAAGAGAAGTATTACTTGATCTAGTTTATGATGTTGTTTCAAATATGACAAAGATCCCAGTTTCTAAACTTACTTCTGATGATACTCAAGCTCTTGTAAATTTAGAAAATTTACTTAATAGTAAAGTAATTGGTCAATCTGAAGCCGTTAAAAGAATTGCAAAATCAATCAGAAGAAATAGATTGGGAATCAAAGATCCTAACAGACCTATTGGTTCATTCATCTTCTTGGGTTCAACCGGTGTTGGTAAAACATACTTAGCAAAACAACTTGCAAAAGAAGTGTTTGGTAGTGAAGACAATCTAATCAGAGTTGATATGTCCGAATACCAAGAGAAACATACAGTATCCAAACTTATCGGGGCACCTCCCGGATACGTGGGATATGATGAGGGTGGTCAATTAACTGAACAAGTTAAAAACAAACCTTACTCGGTGATCTTATTTGATGAGATTGAAAAGGCGAACAAAGATATCTTCGGATCACTTCTTCAAGTGTTGGATGATGGTCATATGACCGATGGTTTGGGAAGAAAAATCAACTTCAAAAACTGTATCATCATTATGACTTCCAATCTTGGTGTGAAGAAAATGCAAGATTTCGGAGCTGGTGTCGGATTCACAAATGCAAATAATGTATTTGCAAACGAAGAACTCAGAAAAGAAACTCTTCAGAAAGAACTTAAAAAATTCTTCTCTCCGGAGTTCTTAAACAGAATTGATGACATTGTTGTATTCGGAACTTTGAAACAAGAAGATGTTAGTAAGATCGTTACGATTGAATTACAGAAATTAAATAAGAGATTGGAAGGAATGAAATATTTGATCTCATTTGATGAGTCAATTGAGAAAATGATCTCCAAAGTAGGTTTCGATGAAATGTATGGAGCCCGTCCGTTAAAGAGAGCAATTCAAGATAAAGTTGAGGATTTTATCTCCGAAGAAGTTCTAAAAGGAAATGTAAAAGAAGGTGTCAAGTATACCTTGAAAACTGAAGATGGGGAAACCATACAAATGACAAAAACAAAAAAGGGAAGTTAAACTTCCCTTTTTTTTATTACCAATATTTAAATCTTTCTGATTTTTCTGTTGTTTTGAAATATTTTTTATATCCCAAAGATTCAATGATTTTTCTACCCATTTCAACCCCATTCATAGTGTCTTCAACAACAACATATTCATTTTCTGTGTGGTAGTCATAATAACCAATTGAGAAGTTAATACAGGCAAAATCAAACTTAGTTTTGAGTGCGTATACATCTGTATAAGGATGTGTCATGTATTGTTGTTTATTATTCATACCTTCCACCAAAACTTTGTCACATTTTTCAAAAAACTCACTCTCTTTTTCAAATAACTTAGCTCCAAAACAAGTTTCAGTCACCATCCAATTTTCAGGTGCATCAAACTGAATAACATAACCAACATTTGAGAAAAATCTATCATCGGCCTTTCTTGATCCGTGACAACCTGTTTCTTCAGATACAAAAAACGCGGCTTTTAGATAAGGGAGTTCTTTTAGTAGTTTCAAACAGGCAAATACACCACATTTATCATCTCCACCTATCCCGGTTGGTTTACCTTCATCGTTATAAGCCTTGAGTGATAATTTCAACTCGCCTGAGGTGTTTGGTTTCATTTCCTCTCTGATATTGATGGTGTCAATATTGTGGACGGTGTCAGTGTGTGCAACAACACAGGGGAAATAAAAATCTGTTTGGGACTCTTTTTCTTGTTTGATGGCATAAACGTTCATGTGTTCATCAACGTAGTGTTCAATTTTCTCATTCCTTAACCAATCAACAATATATTGAACCATCCTTTCCTCCTGATATGTTTTGGTGGGAACAGAAAGGACTTCTTTTAAGAATTGTAAATCTTGCATAATAAAATTTTTACAAAGATACAAAAAAAAGTGGAAAAAAAACTAAAAAAGTTCCGGTTGATATAAAAATAGAAGAAATCTTTCTAAATCCATGTTAATATCGTCAGTAATTTGATTAGTTCCCTTCTTTTTATATGCAAAATTAATATCCAAGGTTTTGAGAGATACAAAATTTATTTTGAACATTATGTGATCATTTTTGGGTAGATCATACCATGTGCCATACTTAAATTTTTTTAGTCTATCTGTTATTTCCCTGTATTCATCAATATGTTCGGCATCTTCTTCAATTTTTTCTTTAATTTCTTCAAGTTTTCCCTTCACATAATTTTTGAAATATTTTTTATCAAAATGCCTCCAATATTGTTCCATAGCAATATCAAATAAATCATCTTCCGCCAAATCATTATCTTTGGATATTTGTCTGAGTAATTGTTTCAAACTCCAATCATATTTTCCGTGTGACTTATAAAGAGAAATTAAATTTTTAACACTAGTTGTGTAAGTTTTAAAACAAAGATTTTTTGCCGAGCTATGAAATATATTGAATCTAAAAAAAACATTACAATATTCATCATATGCAAAGTTAGATATCACCTCTTTCATCGCATCATCTGTCATTGTTTGGTATTCACCTATAATATCATCAACTTGACGTTCAAAGTTATCGTGTAAAAATTTTGAGATTTTACCAAAATCTACTGATGTGGGATCGTGAGGAAAACCAAGCATATTTACTATTTCCATAACCCTATCAATGTTTTCCTGATCTAAACCTTCGACCATATATCCCTCATCCCAATCTTCCCGGGATCTCCAATCATCATACATAAAAGATCCTGTATATCCATAATAAGCACCAATAGCCTCTTTAAGATAATAGTATTCATTTGAACCATCTCCAACTAAAATCTCAATATAATCATCAGTATCAAAATCTAACTTAACAAGGCCATTAGTTTTTACAATTTTAATATTTGGGTCTTCTATTTCTTCGGCAGAAATTACTCCATTTGTAAAATCCACCAATTGTTGATATAAATTACTTTTTGACATATCAGATAAATATTTATATCTTTGTAATGTTCTTTGAAATTATTGGGGGTGTCCGGCATTGATTGGCGTTTGTATGGCAAATGGGCACGTAGTCGCATATCATCTACGACTTTAATAATCGGTGGTAAATTCTAAACGGCAACGTATTAGACAAAATGGCTCTCGCTGGTCTTATCAGAGAAGAGTCTGCAGTTATCGCTTAATTGAGTTACTGCTTTCGGGTCGGTTCACATATAACCTAGGAACAGAAGTGATCAAGGTGTAACACCACCATAAGAGTGTTGGAGCACATCGGACGGCTCTTGAAAATCCGGTTCGGGGATTTTTGGAAGTAATTATCTCAATCTGTAACTTCCTATTTGTCAGTTGAGAACCAATTGACTAAACGTGTAGTCCATTTGAAATATGGCGAACAAGACAGGGGTTCGACTCCCCTCACCTCCACCACTTGACTCTTTTGAAGAGTTATGATATATTTATAAACAGAAATAAAATAAAAATTAAAAAAACAGACATGAAAAAAGTAATCTTAGCGTTAAGTGTAATTTCTTTCTTGGTTTCTTGTGAACCTAAAGGTGAAACTACTACTGAAACAACAGTTGATTCAACTGCAGTTGACAGCACTCAAGTTGTTGACAGTGTGAAAGTAGATTCTACAAAGTAATTTTGTTAGACACACACCAAAAAAAATCCCCTCTAAATGAGGGGTTTTTTATTTTTATAAATTTAGTATTATACCCAACCAATCCAAAAAATTGAATTTACTTGAATTTATATCCAACCAAAATTTTACGTCTTTACCCAAATATTCGGTATTCAATATTTTTTCTAACAATTTATCTTCTTCAGTATTTGAAGAATTACTACTAGAGGAATTAGATGTTGAAGAACTTGAGGTTGAAGAAGTAGTATTACTTGTTGAAGATGATGTATTAGTGGATATTGGATCTGCGGTTGAACTACTGGTTGAATATGTGTCAATAATCCATTTAATTAGTTCTTCCATTTTTTTCATGTTACCACTTATGTCTGCGGCTTTACCTATAACTTTTTGTCCTCCGTAATCACCACTACGTTTGAATTGAATGTTATCAAAATTTTTATAATGATGACTATCATCAGCATGAACCCAATCAACTTTACCGGTTTTGTCTTTATTTCCTAAATAAGGGTTTTCGGCAACATAAAGTCCTAATGATAGAGCCTTCTCCATAATTTCAATAGCGACTTGCTTATCATCAAATGAAACATGTAAATGGTCGTGATGTTTTTTCCATGTTATTCCCTTTCTTTTTTTACCCTGATCATAACCGAAACCTATTTTACCTCCTGGCCCTGTTACCGGATTAAATACTAATTCGTCAACACCTCTAATATCTTCACCTTCATTGATATTTGTGATTTGCTTGAATCTTAAAATTTCCTCTGATAATTTTCTTTTCATTTTCTGAATATAAAAAAAGCAATTAACTTTATTTCATAAATATTTATAAATTAGAAAAAAGTAATAATGAAAAAAAATATTGCCAAATTAGCAACATTACCGTTAAAATATATTAGTGGTAATGACGTAGTTCCTGAAGGTGTTCTTCAGGTAATAAAAACCAATCAAATATTACAGTTTATGCTTGATTTATTATCTCCCCGGGATTTGGCCATTCTTTGTTTTTTAACGACTTTAATGAAAAAAGGAAAATATAAAGAAGGTATGGAACATATAATGGATCAATTTTTATTTAGTTATTCCATAGTTCAATTTTATGAAAATACCGAAGAAGTTGATTGTTCTTTTTGTGATGGTGATGGTACTGTATCGTGTGACACATGTTACGGTGAAGGGTTTAATGATTGCCATGAATGTGATGCTAGTGGTAGTGAAACTTGCTCAACCTGTGATGGTGATGGTGAAGATGGTGATGGTAATCCTTGTGAAGATTGTCAAGGAAACGGACAGGTAGACTGTGGAGAATGTGATGGGGATGGAAGAATTGAATGTAGTAATTGTGGTGGATCAGGTAATTTCGATTGTTATGAATGTGATGGGAGGGGACATACAGATTATGATCCCCATACTCCTTTCAGAGTTACGACTTACTTAAGTTGGAATCCAAAATTTAGAGAAAAATTACGACAACTTTCTGATTCAGAAAAAAATATTGGGATAAACTATAAATTAGATCCTTATATCTCAATGAGGGTAAGAATTAGTGACTTTAATCACGAAGATAGTGAAACGTTTGAAATAGGAGACATATATGAAAATGGAACTTATATTGGTGGAATAGAAGAAAATCCTGAAGTTTTTACATATGGTAATGACATTTGGGTTAAAGATCCCACACCTGATGAAAAGTTCAAAGGTTAATTCAAAACCCCACCCAAAGAACTCGCGTCAACTAGTAATTCTTGAATAATATCTCCCGGTAAGTTTGTTTTCCTTTTTGTGAAATCTAATCCCAAAACACCTACAAATTTTTCATCAATAGTTTTTATCGCGAAAAGATATCCTGATTTACAACCAACATCTTCGGCAATATATTTCAATCCGTGAGTTGCAACTGTTTCATCTTTATAATCAGGAATCGCAATGAAATGGTTTTCAAATAAATAATTTATTGACTTGGAAAACAAATTAACCGGAATATTTTGAAAATTAGTTTGAACTGATTGTGCGGAAGGACCAACAATTTCGTAGATAATACTGAATTTTGTCATTGATTTTCCTGTTGGATAAAAATTCCCACCATTATGAAATTGTGTAATCCAAACTCTATCTGCTTTAGAATATTGTTGTATTACCTCTAATTTATGATTTACCAGTTCACCAACTTGGAGAGCCTCTTTAATAGGATCTGGTTTTTTTCTCTTTTTAGCTATATGCGCTCTTATTAATAGAACACTCACGGGACCCAAAACACCGGTAATAAATGCAACAATAATCGCTGTAATCATAGGACTTTTTTTAACCTATAAATACAGCGATTATCTAAAAAATTTGTAAAACTATTTACTTTTTTTTGTTCAACAAGTTAATCTATTTTTCTGAACGGTTTGGAATATTCGGGGTAAATTAATTTCCAAATTATTGGTTTGTAGTTTTTACGATCAAACATTGCAAAAAGTATAGACGAATGTTTGTATTTGGTTGCATGATAAGCAAAAAGTTTTCTATCACAACAATTCGGAACTCTCAATATTATTTTATAAATCCACTTATATTCATCATTTAATTTATTGAATTCCTTCTCCAAATTATTTTTTGTTTGTTTAACCCAATCGTAAAATTCATCCGGAACTTTTTCAAGTATCTCATCCATTGGTTTTCCATCTTTCAGATATTCCCAAATGTCTCGGTTAGAGATATTGGTTAAGATCCTGTGTAAACGAACATATTCACTCCCCTTGATCTTCATTCTTAATCCGGATTCAAATCTTATAACAAACCCCTCTTCATTATCTTTAATGATATTTTTAAGGGTTGTATAATCTTGTATTCCATCATATTTTTTGACAAACTTGAATCCAAGGTTTCTATACATATTCACGAACCGGATGCCTTCCAAGTGAATCTTTTCATCAAATATTCTGTATTCATATCCATCCGCATTGTCAATCACTCCAAGCATTATCAGGTCTTCATAATCATAATCAACAACGATTCTATTCTCTTTGTAGATTATTTCAAAAAGATAAGTTTTATCCTCAATTAATCTTTTGTAGTCATACTTCTGAAGAATTTCCCACCCTTTTTTTGCTTGATCGGATGTAAATGATCCACGAGTTGCCAAAACCCATTCTCCTTTGTAGTTAAATAAAATCCCCAATGATCCATCCAACTTTTCGAATACGTCAAATCTTTCATTGGGAATTTGTTCGGGTTCAATTTCCTCATAGTTGAAAAATTTTCTGAAAGGTCTGGCAACCACGTTACCCTCATCATCTGTGACAAGACCACGAGCTTGCAAGGTCACCTCATCCCACAACTTTTCATATTGAACTTTTGGAGAATAATTCCAAATTGTCAATGGAAGGGTTGGGTGATGTTGCTTTTGCAAAAGACCTTCAGAATAATATTTTTCAAGAATTTGGTTCATTTAATTTTTCCTTACGATCAAAAAATTCACAAGTGTGTGTTCTACTCGGGATAACTTCCGGGACCTTACCTTTTTTGGGGTTGGAACATCTTAATCCTTGTCCAACACCGATTAACCAAGCGATGTGTTTGCAGTTATAACAAACTTTCTCATCGGGGGAGATGTTAAAATTACTCATGGTGCTTCATTTAATGATTTACAATATACTAATACTTCCGAAATTTGATCATCTTGTTTGAATTTATATACGCCTTCCAAATCACCCTCAAATTCAGAATATTCAATTTTATTATACCCCAAAAGTTCACCGGGGTTGGTATAATCTTTTGTTTCAGAAATTCCAAAATAATCTTTCACATAAGTTTCAAGATCTTTTCTCTCTGATTGAACGGTCAAAATATCTGTTGATCCGTCATAATCTTTCAACATCGCCACATATACAAGTGCCATAATTTTAAGTTTTAATTGTTAATAAAACACGAAGATACGGAATAAATTATAAACTACCAATTAATCTTTCCACATGGTGATCCTTGGGCATTTCTGACAGATTTTCCCGGTCTTTGAGTAATTTGATACACTCTTTGATATTATATGGTCTGAATTCCGGGCTACCATCCATTCCCACGTCCATTCTACGACCATTTCCGAACCTCATATGAGTTGGGAGGTGACAGTGTCCGTGTAAGTGCATATAACCCTTATTTAATCCATCCCAGCTAGAAATGGGGTAGTGCATAAGTTGGAAGTAATAACCGTCATATTGTAGTGTATTATACACAGACACACTTTTGAATAAACCCTGAACACCATCCCTATTTCTTTCAATGTGGTGGTCGTGATTACCCAAGATAAGGTGAATGTTTTTACACACCAATCTGTCCCAAAACTCACGAATATATTCAAATCCTCCAAATGACCAATCACCCAAGTGAATCAACACATCATCCTGACCTACGAATTCATTGATGTTATTGATAATAGTAGAATTCATATGATTCAAATCACGGAAATCTCTGGTCTGACTCACCGGAATCTCTCCATCTGTAGTTCTCCAATTAGTTGTTGAACGACAGATATTTTTGTGATTGTAGTGAGTATCAGATGTGATCCAAACGTTTATATCTTTATCAATTTTTATCATAACTTTTCTTAAAGTTTTCTAGGTAATTAATAATATTTTCTCTTCCAATTGGGTTTGCGGAGTGAACATAATATTTTGGTAGTTCCAATTTATTGTCAATACAATAATCAACCAACCATTTTGCACAGTCCTTACCGGTTTTTTCTTCAAATCTTCCTTTATCCGGATCGGGGGGATTATCGTGACCACCATTATCAAAATAATATTTGATATGTTCAATACCCAAATCGTGATCAAAAGAAATCAAACCGGGTAGTCCATTTTCTGTGATATGTTTGACGAACTCATCATGAGATCTAACAACAACCCAATCAGGTTGATCATAAATGTCTTTGAATTGTTCAACATAATTCACCCGGGACGCCATTTTTGGGGTCCGAATATCGTCTAAAAATAATTTATATCCCATAATAATGTTTTTTACAATTATACAACTTCATACACTTTGGTAAATGGTCTTCTGAGTTGTTTTGCGTCTCCTTCATTTCCAATCACAACACCTTCTTTGATAGTGAAAGCATGTCCTCTAACAACAACAAGAAATGTTCCGGTTTTATATTTTTTCAAAAACTGACCAACAGTCGCCGATTTGGTTTTATTTTCAACCTTAAGATCAGTCAAATCCTTTTCTTCAAATCTTTTACCATTCAAACGGGCGTTGTAAAGATTTATTAAAGCTCTCATTGTTGAATAAAAATTGGGTGTCCCTTTTCTATTCTGTCTCTTAAATTTTTCTTTTACAAAGTAATGTGCCCGATCATAATCTACATCACAAGATGATGCAAAGGCTCTGACAACACAGTCATTAGATTCGTTTTTCGCAATCAGGGATTCGGTGTAACCCTTAATCACTTCTGATGGTTTGGCGTATTTGATATCCTGTTTCATAGAACAAAAATACCACTTTTTTCAAATACCACCAAAAAAATTTTGAGGCCAATCCCGGATTTGAACCGGGGACTCATGATTACAAATCAAGTGTTATAACCAACTTAACTAATCGGCCATTGTACCGTGTTGGAGGTTCGAACTCCATTCTCCGTCCTTATGAGAGACGGTTGTTTTCCTCTAACCCACGGCATTTTTGGTGTGACCTACGGGAGTCGAACCCGTGTTCTTCAGAGCCACAATCTGACGATGTAACCAACCCATCTCAGGCCACAGAGGAAGAGGTGGGATTCGAACCCACGGAACCAAAGGTTCTCCGGTTTTCAAGACCGGTTCAATAAACCAACTCTGACACCCTTCCTAATTATGAGGTCTTGGAGGAATTCGAATCCCCATCTGATGGTCC